ATACTTGGTTTTATTTTGTTTGGGAGGTAATTGATTATATACTTGGTTTGTGTACACAGAAATACCTAGAATTTTCTGGGCTCTAGGTATTCTTTTTTTATTTATCTTTTGTGGTGTTGGGAGAGGGATACTAGATCTTCTGGGTTCTGAAGTATATCCTGTAGGTATGGGTTTATCTTTTGGATGTTATACTGGGCTTGGAACCTAGAGATGGTATCCTTTAGTTCATCTACTAGAGTATCATAAAGGTTATTGTATATTATCTCTTTGATTTTGGTTTGGAATTCTTTGTTTTGTTCTAAGGGTATTTGTCGGATGGTTGAGATTTGGATTGCTATTGGTTTCTCTAGGTCTGGTACCGTTGGTATGTTACCCATATAGTCTAGTCCAGAGATGAGTTCTAATATTTCTTCATTGGACATAGATAATATATAGTTGGGCTCTTTGTATACTTTGCAGGTTAGTATTTGATTACCATTCTGACTGATGATTGTGATTATTGATGAAGGATTTGTTGTTTTCATAAGTTCTTTGTTTTAAATGGTTATTTCTTCTCTTGGCATTAGAATTCTAAGTTAAACAATTGAATAGTGAGCATACTTGGAAATTTCCCTCCCTCGTAATGAGTATTAGAAGTATTGGAATAGTTGTGGAAATCATCCTTTAGTGATATCTTGAGAATATCCAATAGCAATGGATATAACTTGTACTGGTTAGCATCTAACCATTCGTTATATTCCTGGATATTGGATTCTGAAGTAAAAGTAGCAGAGAGTTGAATAAAGGGTTTATCCAATGAATCTGGGTTATGGATATTTGTCTTAAGCCAAACCTTGGAAAGCATGTGGGATTCCTTTTGCATTAGGTTGACTGAACCAGTATTTTGCCATTGTTCATATTGGTAAATTGTGATACCAGTTTTGAGTGCTATTGTAATGTTGTTCAAGTTCATGACTGTCTAAATTTTAAATGAATAATATTTTCTTTTCTCTGATGCAAATTTAATACTTTATTTTTAAATATGCAATATCCCCAATTACTTAGCTGAGGCTTCTATTGGGTATCTGATATAGCCTCTTCTGAATAAGGAAGAGGCCATTAATGGATTTTACATATTTCGCATCTTTACGAAAAGCATCAGGATTCTTTTTCTTAAACTGATGCCACCAATCATCATATTCCTCAAGGGTTTTGAATACCTTGTTTAAATCCTTAGTGGGACCTGTTAACTGAATTGTCTTAGGCCATACTTTAATATCTATTCTCTTACCATCATCGAAATATATACGAGAAGGTATAATTACTTCACCTGGACCTGGGTATGGAGTTGTGCTCATAATTTTGTTATTGTAAAAGTTATGTAATTGTCTTTAGTTATCACAAATGTAATGATAGCATTACCTTGTATTGAAATAGATATAGATTCGGGAGTATCTGCTAATACATAGTAACTTAAGAAGTTAGCACGAAGTAGATTAGTGAGTACTTCCCTTAATCTGAATGTGGTACAGTTATCAGGATTACCATAGATTACTGATTGAAGGTATTGGTCCTGATGATTAAGATGGTACCATCTTAATCTAGCCAAGTTTAGTTTCTCGGCTAGATCAAATTGTACGATATTTAAAAGTCTTCTTATGGGTGTCATATTGTAAAGGTAATTTGAAGTATGTTTGAAGATATTCTGTTGATAGATTTGATATTAGCTTCTCCATCAGTGAAGTTCATGGCAAAGTTTACCAGAGCATCTGCAGTACCATTAGAGGTATCGGAAGTTTGAAATAAGAAAGAGTATATTGCAAATCCGTCCTGTTTAGATATCATTGCAGATAATGCTAAGCATTGGTTTTCAACATAGGCATTAACTAATAGATTCATTAGATTGTTGCTGTAATTTAGGATTTCCTCTAAGTCTAAGGAAAATAATTCTTGGATTTGAAGACCTAAGTTAGTAACTAACTTGTCTAAATGTTGTGTGGTTTGGAAGGTTTCATTATTTTTCATAAGTCTAAAATTTTAAATAGTTATTAATTTCTTTTTCTGATGCAAATATAACTATTTTATTTTATATATGCAAACCCTAGAATACTAAGCTGAGGATATGTGTAAAACGCTAAGAAAGGCAGATGATTAGTCTGCCTTTCAAATTTATATCATGTATCGGATTAAATTCCATTTATCGTTTACGAGCCTGAATATCCAGAGATAATGGTTAGTGAACTCTAATAGAGTACTATATTCAGAGGTTTCAAATATCAGTAAATCCGAATCCTTTTCTAGGATATTGAAATGGATTGTTTTATTAGTACCCTTTCGAAGGATTTCTCTAAGATCCTTCTTTAGAGTATCATCTGAAATGAACCCTTTATATCGTTTCTCCATATAATCCAGATATTTATCTCTGATATCTGGATATATTCTAGATTGACTTAAATTAAATTGTTTCGTTTTCATCTTGATTTTCTTGATTTATGTTACGTTCGATAATGTTTTGAATACATATTCTTCTACCTTCTTCTTCTGCCTGGTCCAAGATAGAGGTAAGAGAATGATTAAGGAATAACATATCTGTATCGTAATTCCTCTTGAATACGAAGGATTCAAACTCTTTCAACCAATTATGATGCATCAATTCCAGTATATCCTCTAAATTGGCATGGTCTGTATCCATATATCCTTGGCATTTATACCAAATATCTGTAAAGACTTCCGTAATATATTCTGGTACCTTGAATCTATCAGATACTTTATGAGCTGGAACTAAATCCTTAGCAGCTTGGTATTTTTCTTTGGTTATTACCATGTCTGATTTTCCTGATAGCTTTCTACTGAGGTTAACTATGAGTGGTACCTTGTAGTATAATAGGTAAGGTTCTTTGTCATATACCCAATATCTGTTTTTGTATTCCTGATAGATTAGTACATAAGGTTTATCTGAATACATACCAAAAAGTCTCATATAATTAGATAGGTAATTCTCTAGGTCTTTAGCACATTGTATATTAGAGTTAAATACTATCTTAGTATCTTCTAGGTAGATGAGATTCAGAGAATAACTTAACTCTGGTTCTTGTTTACGAAATCTGTTGAATAAGTTTTTGATGTTCATAATGTCATAATGTCTAATATGTAAAATTAATGAATACTGTTCTGGTTCCTTTAAAGAAAGCCTCATGATTGTAATCTTCATATTTATGACAAGCATAAGTTTTAGAAGATCTATCATAATGATCTCTTACCCATACTGGACTAGATTCAGAATCTTTTAATCTGAATAGTGTACCTGGTTTAAGCTGTTTTAATGTGGTTTTATCCATAATCTTATTATTTATTTCTTTTTCTGATGCAAATATAAAAATAATAAATAATATATGCAATAAACCTAGATTACCTATTGAGGAATTGTTCAGCTATTGATGTAGGCTCTTTTTCTTCATATTGCTCCTCATCTAAATACCTATCTATTTCTGGGTCTGGATCCTCGGGATCTATATTAGCTTCTATTTCTCTTCTTAATTCATGATGTTCTCTTGAAGAGAGTTCCATAGCTCCCTTGTAATCATCGGTAATTTGCCTCATCTCTGCAGTATTCAAAGTAAGGCCCTCTTTGGTAGTATCAATTCCCTCTTGCTTAGTAGCAACTACCTCGGGTAAAGAAGATAAATCATAGTGATCGGCTAATAATTTGGCTTCCTGTGGCTTGTCCATTACTCTTTGAGATTCTAGGATAATCTTTCTGGCTTCCTCTATTGATATACCTTGGTTCTGATTCAATTGATTATTCTGGGTATCTCCAAATTGATTAAAGATATTGGTAGTTCCTCCACCCATAAATGTACGTATGATGGATTGCAATGAAGTAGAAGAATCTAGTTTCATCTTAAGAGCTTTATTCAATTCAGCCGATATGAATGGAGTGTAATGCCCTCCCTGAGATTCCCTTAGGATGTTTACCTGATGGGAGATTTCCATTCTATCCTCTAAAGCCCATGCTACTTGTTCTCCCAATAGAGCCTGTAGCATTTCTTCCTGTCTTTCTTTATCCCAGAGCTTAGATTGCAATAATCTATCTCTCATAAATACTCGTATGTAATTGATATCTATACCTGTCTTTGTTGAGAAGGTATTAATATCATACATAATCCCACATAGCATACCATTACCCATCAACCAGTGATTGATAATGTAGTTGTATACCTTTTGTAAATCTTCAAGATTCTGACTCTTTTGGTATTCTGCTGCCATTGCAGTAGTTCCCATAGGTCTAGGAAATCTTTTTATGTTGTCTTTTGCCATTATACAAATATTCTTTTCTTATATCCTTAGATTCATCGTATCTAATCCTTTTAAGAGTACGAGCTACGTATAGTTGATAAATATTAGAATACCAATAACCAACTGCTATATTGAGTTCTTCATTTAAAGCCAAAATGAATTTAGTATCGGTAATCCTATCCCTAGTAAATATCCAGGTATAATTTCCTTCAAGGTTGGGAACCTTGTTATAAAATTCCCAACCTTTAATTACCTTAAAAATATTGCCATGAAGGTCAACGATTTCCTTTGCCATAATTGCCTTTTTTACCTCTCGAGGATTTTTTGTCTTGTTCACTAGAGTTATTTTTCATTTCCTCTATCCTTTTTTGTGTTTCTGGGTACCAAAGTTTTCTTAGGGGCACTACCTGAGTTGCAAAGAATGCCTTCCATAAATTCCGGGATAGAGGTCTTATACTTTGCCGACTGATTTCATTAAATTTATCCTCGAAGTGTTTTACTACCTTTTTAAAATCTGAATAATATATGTGACCAGTTGCTGGGTTTATCTTTTGTTGCCTTTGGCATACTTCTAGTAAATCTTCTCCCATTTTATTCATAAACTCCCCTCTATTAAATTGGAAGTTCTCTTGATCTAGTCTAAATATCTTTACGTAATCTTTTGTTTCCATTATATTATATCTCTGTTTCTAAGTGTTTAACATCATAAGGTAATACCTGAAATAAGTATCCCCTTTTATCATCCTCGTAATAGGATGACCATAATCTCCCTTTTAATCGGTATAAATCCAAGTCATAAGTTTTCTTGGGTATACCTGTGATAAATAATTTGTGATTGCCTCCTGGGTTAACTTCGAATTCCCACTGGGTAAAATTTCCTATGGTACCATAATCTGGCAATTTATTTCCCAGTAAGGTTGGTAAGGCAATATCCTTTACCAGAGTTTCTTTGGGGACCCTTTTCCCATTTACCCAGATCCCCAGTTGTGATTTACCGATATATACATCTTTTACTATTTCTCGAAACATAATTCAATGATTATAAATTTAACACCTTGACCTAATTCTAAGTCATTTATTGCATTAATATCCCTAGTATTATGTTGAAGGTTTCTTAAAGAAATTCTAGATTCTTTCGATATCCTATAAGATCTTCTTACCAAGAGTAAAGCATTTCTCCAACAAGCAACCATAGAAGATACTGGTCCAGAGAATAAAACCTTGCTGGTCTTATTTATCTCTACCATTTTTTCTTCGTATAGTTTTTGACTCTGAAGATACCATACTTTTATTTCTCTTATGTTTTCTTTTCTTCTTTCTAGAATCAGCTTTGACATAATCTTCTATTTCTTCAAGTTTACCCAACAATAAGAATCTTACGAACATATCTATAGGCCTGAAAAAGTAATTTCTTATATTCTCAGTGCCTAGATAATAATCGTATACGATAAAGAATTTTTTAATCTTTCCGTGTTTGAGAGATCTTTGAACAAGGTAATTCTTTACACATCTCTTGTGAAGTTCTACCATGTCCTTTTCCTGTTTTTCCATCTCCTTATCGGAGAATATTCGATATTCCATAACCAAAATAAATATGGGACTGGGAATTTGAAAATAGCAAACTAATGTGTTCCCAGTCCCAGGTTAACAAAGGATTAATTATACTGCTTCATCTACCTTCAGTACTTTTTTCTGGAAGGTAATATATTTATTTTGGGCAGACTTGTATTCTTTAGAGTTATGATCTTGGATTCGGAGCATTTCCCTTTCTAATTTACGAAGTTCATTACGGGTTTGTTGTCTCCATTTCTTTCTTGAAAGAGTATCAGTAATATCATCTGGGTAAATGTATTTCACTTCCCGATTGGAGATTACTTGTTCGATGATATTGGGTTTCTGTTGTTTGGCAACTTCCTTGACAACTTCTTCCTTTTTAGTAGAAGCTTTCTTGGTAGTAGTTTTTACCAATTTTGCTTTGGGTTCTTCCTTAGCCTTAGATTCTTTAGTTTCTTTTGGCTTTTGTGTTTTAGAAGCCTTAACTTCCTTCAATGAGTTAGATACTTGGTTGTTAATTAACTCGGTTACCTTGTTCAAATTTACTTTTTTCATAATTGTCTATATTAATAATTAATTTCTCTATGCAAATATAATACTTATATTTTAAATAGAAAAATAATTCTACTTTATTTTATCAATAGCTGAGGATCTCTAGTCGAGTAGGAAATCAAAGATTTCATCTGGGTTCTCATCTAGGTTTTCAGGATCATCATAGTAGGAATCTAGACCTTCAGTAAAGATATCATATTCTGAAATAGATGATGATTTACCATATCTCTGATTATACTGTTCTACGGTTAATATAGTTACCTTACTGGGATCATGTTCATATTTTTCAGCATAAGCAGAAGCTTCCTCCGGTGATAAAGGTTTATCGGAAGTGAATACTTGGTAATATACTCTGGGTTTAGTATAATGAGCATCTAAAGTTACTTGTTGATAACCAGATTTCCTTGCGGTAAATATTATATTATCTGGAGTAACTCTTACTAGGAAAGCATATTGGTATAATCTCCGATTACTAAGAGAATCCTTTAGTTTCTTTATAGAATCTACTTTAGCAAAGAATATAGAATCTCTTCTTTTGCTTTCCTCATACCGTTTTACATTTCTAATAGAATCTTCTCTACTCTCCTTTACATAGGGAGGAGTTACCCTCCGGGTACTATTGGTGTTGGCAATAGTGAATCCCAAAAGAGTAACTCCCAGAATGGAAAACGGAAAAATAATATGTTTAGTTTTTGAGTTCATATCCTATAGCTTCATATTGTCCTTTGATATGAGAATTAAGATATCTCCCTTTAGATTCGGCATTCATTAGTTCTTCGAAAGTTTTTCTGGGAACTAAATCATACCGGTAAACTCTGTTGCCCTTAAAAGCAACCCATAAGTATTTGTTTTTGTTGTCATACCCAATACCTTCTATATTAGAAGATTCTACTGGATTCATTTTAATACCAGTATTCAGGGTAACTGATTCAAGATATTCTTCTCTGTCCATAACTTAAAGTTTTAAAAGTGTTAACTCCGGATGTAATACGTTGGTATATTTTTGAATGATTGCCCATGCTCCCAAAACTCCTTGAGAATTATCAATTATCCATTCTTCCTCCATTTTCCATAGGATATGAGAGCAGACGTATAATTGATACTCTGTAAGAGTTTTTATAAGTTGAGGATATTCTATCATATCTGAATAGAGTTTTATCATGTTATCTAATACTCTTCTTATTTCTCCTTCTTCAATCTGAAGAAGTTTTTTAAGAAGGTAATGATCTGTATCCTCTAAATTTTTAGAGATATAAGTTAGTGCCTCAACTTGGATTTGGGCAATGTTCTTAATAACCGTTTTGGTTTCTGCATCCATTTTTTCTTATTATTTATTTCGTTATACAAATATATAAATTTTATATATAATATGCAAATATTGCTGAGGTAGGTAGTGGATTATCTCTTCAAGATCTCAGCCATCTTTTCCTTGATTGAATCTGGGAATATTGCATCTGATGCCCATCTTAGGAAGAATTTAGAGGGTTTCTTATTGGGAATCATAAGCAATTGTCGTTGTTCTGTAGAGAATTTAATTCGTTCTGCCTCTAGCATATACTTAGGTAACTTAGTAAATTCTGCCTGAGAGAATGAAATAGTAGTTTTACCAGTCTGAGCCCTAAAGGGTTTCTTCCTTTCTTTATACAGATAGGGAACTATCTTCTTTGATGGACCTTGCAGAATACTGAAACCAAATAGAATCATAGGATCAAATTTATCTGTCTTAGGATCTTTTGCTCTCTTTATACATCTTGCCATCCATGAATAAGAATCGAGATATTGGCCATTGTTGGTGGGTTCTCCAACATCTTTTTTATCGAATTTAAATTCCGGGAAGTGATAAAGGAAATCCTCTGTAAGGATGAATACAAAGCCAAGATTTCTAAGATACTTAATAATATCCTGTTGGCTTTTGCCTTCATTTACCATCTTTTCTACATCAGCAAGGATATCTTCTCTTGGGGATTCCAATTCTTTAGATTGAGTATTAGAGGGTCTTCCTCTACCTGCAGATTCTTTGATTGGTAAGTTACCAGATAATTTATCCAAGTATTCTTTGAATTGAGAAATATCTTGTTGATTAACAAGGGTTACTTCTATTCTTATGGGACCCTTATGTTGTACCTTTGGACCGGCATACATCTCAGTGCAAGCATCTACTAATCTATCAGATAAAGGATTACCATTTTCTGAAAGTGTAGTGATACGCAGTTTGGGTTTGAATATTTCTTTTTCTTCTTTCATAACTTTAGAGATAAAAAGGGCCTGGACAAAAATTATTGCCAGGCCCAAAACTACTAATAACTAACAAAACAAATATAAGAATGGAAATTAATCCTCGTCTTTGGCCTTTTTCTTCTTAGAATCTTTGGCCTTTTTATCTTTCTTAGAAGGCTTATCCTTTTTGGATTCCTTCTTAGGTTCTTCCTTCGGCTTAGATTCTTTTGGAGTCTTACCTGCAGCCAATTTTCTCTGAGCCATACGATATTTCTTCTTTTCTTCGGAAGTCATTTCTCTTCCGTCTACCAAAGGATAATCGTATTTAGTTGCTGTTCTACCTGAACTAGCTTTTTCCTTTTTCTCTTTTGCTTTATCTTCCTTCTTAGCTTTCTTTTCATCTTCAGAAGCCTTTTTCATTTTTACCAGCTTCTTCTGATTAGCAGTGTCTTTCTCAGGATATTGGGCAGCAACTTTATCTCTTTCCTTGTTAAGTTTTGCCATAAGTTCTTTTACTGCCTTACCATGAGTTTTGTCCTTTGACCAATCCTTTGCAGGATCCAGGTTATTTTCTTTCAGGTAGTTTTCCAAATTCTTTGCAGCTTTTGTGATTTCCGGAGTCTTATTAGCCGGTTTCTTTGCTTTTTTAGCAGGTTTTACTTTCTTTGTCATATCCTTATTAATTTATGAGTTTATATTTACCTATAGAATTGAATCCGAATTAAAGGTAGGGATTTCCTTGATTTCTAGGATTTTTAATTCAATTCCTTTTACCATTGCACAAGTATGAAGATAATCAGATATCTCTCTTTGGGTTAATCCTGAGAAAATACTGGTTTTAGTTTCATTTCCCCATATATATTTCACTTCTAGAACTGGATTGTTAAGAATATCTTTTACTCTTTGTGATAAAGAATAAAGTTTTCTTTTCTGATACATAATATGGGCTTGGTGTTTCCTATATTCACCCATCTTATTCTGCTGCAAGGATATATGAGCTTGGTATTTATAGTATTTGATATCCTTGTATATTTCAGCAATCTGTGAAATTAAGGATGAGAAGGATCTTTTTTCCATTGTGGCCTTTTTATTTGGGATTGATATTCTAAAATCATTTCCTTAGCTTCTGATATTATGTTTTCTGTTAATTCCCTTTCTGAGGGATTTTTGCATACTTCTAGAAATGAAGTATAATCTTCTATCAGATTATTAAGTGCAATGATTTGTATATTCTTTCTTATCTCTTCTTTGGTTACCATAGGTTATGAAAATAAAAAAGCCCATCACCTTTGTGAGGCAATGGGCTTTGGATAATTGATATAATGTATAATCGTTATGGAGTTTAATCTTCGTTTTCTTCAGAAGAAACTTCTTCATCTACTTCCTCGTCAGTGTCTTTTTCTTTCTTTGACTTAGGAGTAGTGATAATACCATGTCCTTTCTTTGACTTAATTGCCAATTCTCCGGGAACGAAAGCAACTGATGTGTTTACTGGAGTACCATCTACTACCAATACTGAAGTTACCAATACTCCCTGAGCACCTTTCTTGGTTTTGATTGCATAACCGAAATTCTGAACTTCTGAATTATCAGAAATCTTGATAACATCGATTTGTTTACCGTTCGGTCTCTGACCTGCAGGACGGTTTTTAATAGCTTCCATACGAGCTTTGCGTTTAGCTTCTTTTTCGGGATCTTTTTCCTTAGCACCCTTTTTCTTGGTGTCTTCTTTTTTCTTTGCCATAATCTTAATAAGTTTTTAAAAGTTGTGTTATAAATAAGTTGTGACTTCTACATAACCTAATAGTAGTTAATTTTTAGGGTAGGAGATGATTCCTACCCTTTATGCTAGGTAAATGGATTATTTTTTACCCTTTTTACCTTTACCCTTAGCTCTCTTCTTAGCCGGCAATTTGATACCTAATTCTTTGGCAATTGCCTTACGAAGTTTCTCGATGTCTTCTTCATCGAAGTCGTCTGGATCAGTATCAAGGTCTTTGTCATCGCAAACATCTTCCAATTCTTCGAAGTCCATTTCAGCAAGAGCTTCTCCAGTCAGTTCTTCCTCTTCTTCCTCCTCGTCTTCTTCATCTTCATCGGAATCATCCTCGTCCTCATCTTCTTCGTCTTCCTCATCCTCATCTTCTTCGTCTTCCTCATCCTCTTCAGAATCATCTTCATCTTCGTCATCTTCCGATTCTTCTTCGTCCTCATCGTCATCAGATTCTTCCTCCTCTTCGTCTTCTGAACCGAAGATTTCAGATGCCTGATCTGCAGTCAGCATAATAGGAGCCGGGATAATTTTTACGGAGCCATCTTCGTAAGTAATAATGATATTACCGTTGATTTCTACTCTAGATACTTCTTTAAGTTCAACTTTCTTAGTTTCTTTTTTCTTAGCCATAATTGTTTAATTTTAATGGTTTGTTAATGAATATAGTTAATCACTCAGTTATAAGCTTTTTATACTTCTTTAGGAATGGTCCCAAAGATTCATGTGCATTATTAAATTGTTTTATGTTTTCTAGAACGGTATTAAACTGTTCCTGTGAAGTTATTTCAACTACTTCAGAGTTTATAACTTGGTCCACTTGATTATAGGTCATAATCTTAAAGGATTTGCCCTCAAATGGATTATATGGTCCATGTTGTTCTAATTTAGTGTTCATCGCTATATGATATTTTAGTTAAACCTGGAAAACCCAATTTACCCATCATTTCTGTGTATGATTGATATTTTCCTTTTTTCGAAGTTTCATAGTTATCAGAAAATCTTATTGGGTAGACCCAAATTTCTGAATCTAGTTTCCTATTGGTCATGAAGTAAGCATACTTATTCCTTATTTTATAACCAGATAGAGGTTTCCATAGTTCCCATCGTAATTCTTTTATAAGATATTTATCTGGGATAATAACCTGGTTCTGAAATTTCAAGGAAGCTTCTCCAAAATCATCTAAGAAATCGTAGGCCTTTTTGAATAAGATACGATTAAACTTAATATGATATACCTTGGTAAGGAATAATGCTATTTGCCAAATCCTGGGAGGATGATTCAAGCAATCAAGGTTAAATTGGTTCTTTTCCCCTTGACTCAGCTTGTTGTATCTCCTGTAGGATAGCAGAATGGACCTGTAATCTCTTTTGCTTTCGATATTCAGGTGAGAATTCATCCCTATACCCGTATAATGCAATTTGATATGCCCTGTTGAATGCCCTTCTTCCATGTTTCTTATAAGTTTTATTCATTCTTACTACAAAATGCCTTCTCCTATGTTTATCCATTCTTGCTTCAGCAGGAAAGATAAATCTTCGTATTTTAGTTGGCTTACCCTTAAAGAATATCGATTGATGACCTTTCTTGGGTAAATCAGTTATGCCTTGTTTTATAAGATTCTTACCTTTGATAGTATGAATGTATAAATTGGCATCTACTCCTAATAAAAGAGTTATGGTTCTTCTAGCATGGTATCTTGAAAAGAATCCTAAACCACATATATGTTTTTTATATAACAACTTCTCGGTTCGGTATTTACTTTCGGTTGCATATTGATATTTGGTCCATCCCCAATATTCATCAGGCCTCCAAGTCCATACATATATTAAGTCTGGGTATATTTTCCGATTATCCCTTGCTAGTTTTACCATTTAATTTCCTTTTTGCAGCCCTGTACCAGAGTTGAATAGATTTCTCATTAGCATCAGGGAATTTCTTTTTCATTCTCCTTACTACTCTCTCTTGGTCAAATCCCTTTTCGGTTAATTCATAACAGTAGGATTTCTTAGTACCCTTGATTAGATTAAAAGAATCTCTTTCTCTTGGAGGTTTCTTTTCTTTGGGTTTCTTTATACCTGGTACTCTTTTTAATTTTCGAATACCATCTTCTCCCTCTTCTCCTAAGAATCCTAATCTTAATCTTGAATTACGGATTGGGTCAGTTTTATCATAACCGATTGCTTCTAATTGTTTATCTGCCCATTCATCATACTGGTCAATTAAGGATTTATCGGGTTTGTTAGTGGAGTTACTGATATACTTGATTAAATCAAATACTCCTGCAGCACAAGCATCAGGAAAAGGCATACCAAGGATTACTGCCTTTCTTTTAAGATCCTTGTATTTCATGTTTCTACCGGCGGCTCCTAGGAAATTTTGTTTTTCCTTTGATGGAGCTGGTTTATCTTTTTTCTTTTTTGCCATAGTTTTAGAATCTTTGATTGTAATAGGTTTGAGTTAATTCTTCATGAGTTACATACTCATGGGGAACTAATCCCATGTTATCAATCTTATCGAAGAGATCATTAGGTAAATCATAAGTGATTAACCATAAGTAATTCTCTTGAGTAATGTGGTTTGATACCATATCCTTAATTTTTGGGAAATTAGGTAATAGGTTCAATTTATCATCCTCCCAGCTATCACTGAATTGGTTGAGGATATTATTTGCTTTGTTAAAGCGGATGTCTAAGTTGGTATTCTTCATATTGTCTATATTAAAATTTTGTCTAATTAATTTTCTGATGCAAATATAATACTTATATAATATAATAGAAAATATTCTACTTATTATTTTAATATTAGCTGAGGATCAATAGAAAGAGTCTTCTTTCACTCTAGCAGCTCCTGGTTGAGGTTTCTTCTTTGGTTTTCGTTTTATGTGAGTGTTATAGGCCATATCCAATTGCTTCACATTGAAATCCATGTTATTTACCTGATTGTAATTCAAAGCCTTTTCGATACATAATCTATATTCTGGCCAAAACTTCTGACCTAGTTTTACAGTAGTAGTCTTGGCATTGAATTTAGATACCATGAATCCAAATGTATCTGCATCATCCTTATCCTCGAATATATACATGTAGAATTTACTGAATTCCCTCATTACCTCATCTGTAGGTCTTACGGGAAGTAATAAATATCCATCAGTATATAAATCTTCAGATATTAAACATACCCACCATTTCTTTATACTAGGCTTTACCTTATACTTAAACCTTTCTCTTAGTTTAGTATGAACCCATTCTGGTACTTTCTCTAATAAGTAGTTGATATAAATCTTTTCTTTCTTATTGGCTCTTCTTTTGAAAGCAGAGGGTTGCTGTACTTGCCTGGGTAATATCCTAAAGTTATTCCATCTATCGAATTCTAGTATCAAACCTAGAGAATGTTTATCCCATTCATTATCTGAACCTTGTAGTCTTCTTATATTTCTTTCTAGATTACGAGTATTTACCTTAGGAACTAATTGGGAGGCATCTCCAGTATTTAGTAGGGCCTCTTTTCTTTTCATCCTTTTTTCTATGCAAGCCTCGATATAATCCTGGAAGTTTCTTTCACATGGGCAATCTGGTCTAAATATTGACTCATGTATTTCGAAGAAATCCGAAAATAATCGGAAGAACTTTTCAGACCTTTCTTTTATTTCTAGGTACTTATAATGAGATAACTTTAATATCTCTCCAGCTTCCCAAGAGGATTTACTCTCTGATAACTGAAGAAAAAGGGACTGCTGCTCAGTTGGAGTCAAACAGTCCCATGCTTTCTTTTGGTATTCATTCATATTAACGCCTCCTTTTATTAATGTTCTCTTCTATCTTTTCAGAAGTAATAGAATTTGGGTCATAGTCAAAGTTATTACAATGTAATTTATCTGGGTCTGAATCCTGATATACACTGTAAAGAACACTGTCAAAATCAAGGGTTACTTCCATTTTACCATGTTCTGGGTAGATTAGTACTTTTACTGTTCTATTAGAGTAATTTACGTCTAATACTGTAGCATCTATACCTTCATAGGGATACCCTTTTAAAACGATATAATCACCTGGTTTTACATTCATAAGGTCATCAACAGAGTATTTTTTATTTGCTTTTGCTAATCTTATGAATCTCCTTACATCTTTTCTAGAACAAGTGGCAACTAATGAAAAATCATCGAAGTCTTCAGCATTATCTATACGTACCTTCTTTTTTCTTTCGTGCATTGTTTCAGTAGATTTAAGAAAGGTTCTTATACCTGAGATATTTCGTTTTAGTTTATTTAAAAAAGGCCTTGAGAAAGCATTCTCTGTGGGCATTCTCATAAAACCATAATTGAAAAGTATAGGAACAGATTCAAATACCATCTTACCCTTTACTGTTCTCTTAAGTATATCTAGAGTTGGGATAATAACCTTGATATTTTCGTATCCCTTTTCTTTTAACTCTTTCTCGATAAGGTGATAATACTTTCTTTCTAGGTAGAAGATTACATAGGAGTATGGGATACGTTTTTTCATATTACTGATTTTTTACGATTAACTTAGCTTGTTTGTGAATCATCTTGTACGGTACTTTTAATATTTCACTAGCCATGAATACCATAAGAGTATTCCCAGGTACTTGGATATACATTACCTTAGTAACATACTGGGCAATAATATCTCCAAGTTTAACACCTACTACAAAGAAAAATTCTGCTGAGGGCATTGAATTATATCTCATACATAAGATGGGTACTTTCTTTGCCCTTTTAGCATCTTTACTTGCTTGTTCCCAGAATTTTAATATATCACAGGATTTATTACCCAATAATACATGTTCGAATTTGATGTCTTTGTAGTTTTTACATTCTACCGAGATTTTACATCTATGGGCATGTCTTTCATCCTGACACATAATATCCGAAGACAAATCCCTACTCTGATGATTTGCACCAGAGTAAGGTGTTCTGCCGAATTTGAAAGAAGTCCATTCCGTAAACCATTTTGAGACTTTGAGTTCAAATCTTGAGCCCTTTTTCTTACTATTTGCCATAATTTCATTGTATTGTTTATGGATCATAGTGGTTTATAATAACTAAGGCCCTTGATTTTCTCTACTTGCAGGATCTTAGTATTTGATAAAGGTAACGAGTCGTGATGTGTTATTAAAAATAATGATTTACCGTTGAATATGTGTTTTATTAGGTTTATTACCAATTCTATGTTATCAGAACTTAGAGATTCAAATACTTCATCTAAGAATGCCAGATTAATACCCTTACTTGCAGTTAAAGATTCGTGCATTGCGAAAGCCATACATAGATTTACCAAAGTCTTTTCACCTCCTGACAGTTCATCATAATCAATAATATGATTATCCCTTTCTATAAGAGTAACAAAATCCTTTCTAGTTGAATTAAGATCAATGTTAAACTCAATTCTAAAGCCTAATACTTCTGAATAACTAGCTAGAGTACGATTTAATAAATGTAGGGATGAATCAAATAGATATGCCTTGATTCCATTGTTACCAAGAGGGTCATTTATCAACCAATTATAATTCTCTAACTCTAGTTCTCGGTTATGGTAATCTTCATCTACCTTTCTTAAATCCTTACGAATCTTTTTTAGTCTTTCTTTGTATTTAGTAGACATTACCTTTAGTCTCTGATTCTTAAGGTCTTTTATTTCCTGGTCTATATCTGCCAAATCTGAAGCAATATCGGAACATTCTTTAACTAGAGTCTTATACTTACTGCAGTTAGATTCTAATTCATCTAACCTCTCTATTGATTCTTCATATAAGTTTTGAAGTTCTTCCCTTTCTTTAAATGCTTTACTGATGGGAGTAAGCATTTTCAAGGCTTTCTTATATTGTTTATTCTTTATTAATTCTATGGACTCATCCACCAGTTCATTTAAGGGAGTACTTAGAGTTTCCTTGTTTATCTTAATTCGATTCTTTATCTCTTGTACTGCTTTGGTTTGATTTCTTACCTTTTGTTCTATTGCTACATCTACTTCATCTGAAATATGTTTTTGTTTTGCAATAAGTAACGCAGTTAGGTCTTTCCGTTCTTCCTTTAGTTTCCTAGATTTTTCTCTGAGATCTTTCTTAAAGGATTTCTCCCTTGACCTCAAATCGAAGTAAGCTTCTTTATTGGCCTCTAATTCTTTCTTTAGTGAAAGGGATTCGGATTCTAATTGATTAATCTCATTTAAGATAACTGCCTTATCTTGATTAGCTATACCCTTTGCTAAATTTAGGTATTCTAAATCGAATACTTCCTCAAAAAGCTTTTTCTTATCCGAATTAGATTCTTGGATTAATCTCTTAATACCCTGACCGAACATAATTGAGTTCATGAATAACAGATAGGATAATCCTAGTTCTTTATTGATGGCCTTCTGTAATTCATTCTTACCCTTGATATTAATAATCTCGGCATTTTTAATGATTATGAGTCTATCATTTCCCTTAGCACCATCCTCTAGGTAATTTTTGAATTTTTGACATCTGATTACCTTATAGGAATCTTGGTTTTTCTGAAAAAATACTTCTACCATGGTTCCCTTATAATCTTTAGGTTGGTATTCTTTCCAAGTATTTACCTCAGATACTCCCTTTATATTTTTCCCATATAATGCCCATACCAAGGCATTCAGTAAAGTTGATTTCCCAAAACCATTAGGAGCTTTGATAAGAACCGTACAATCTTGGTTTAATTGTAAACTGAAGGAATCTATAGAACAGAATCCCTGTATATTTAACCTTGTAAATGTCAACATGATTCAGCTTTGTTTAAAGTATCAATTAAAAGTTGTTTCTTAGCATCATCCTTTATGCCTTTCTCCCTTAAATACCTTTTTGCTAGAGTTTTCTTAGAAACTTGCTTAGTAATCTTATGGTTTATATTTACTTGAATACTAGTTTTCTTGGGTAAAATGGTATAATAATTGCCATCATCCTTAATTTCATCTTCGGATTCAACATCTACGAATTTTGGGAATCCTTTCAGTTCTATAAATTCCATAGATAAATCCGAATAAAGTTTCCAATATCCCAGTTTACAATCTTTATCGGTTCTTCTCTGTTGATATGGAGCACCAATCATATAAACCTTTTTAGAAAGTCTTTGAGGTTTATGTATATGCCCACATAATACTAAATCGAACTTATTGAGAAGATTAATATTAAGATTCTCTACTGAATCTACCTCTCTACCATCGGTGTCTTTTGCTCCTGGATAGTCGGTATGTAGTAAAAGTAGGTGTTTACTTCTAGGTTTACCTACTTCAGTATCTATGGATTTTAAATAATCAGACAAACCAATATTATTGTCTATATAAGGTATACCATGTATATAGAATTTTCCAATATGTACCCTATGGAAATTTATTAACTTTAAGAATCGGTATTCTTGGGAAAGCCAAGTTTCCCAAGAATAAGCTGGTTTATCAATTCTATTAATATGTTTCATTGTATGATTACCAGCTATACAGTACATTTCCCAGTCTTTTTCGTCTAATTTAGAAAATTCTTTATAGATAATCTCGGATAATTCTTGACTCAAAGATTTAGGCTCATGTAATAAATCACCGCAAAATAACACGGGTACTTTTAATTTCATACTTTCAGAAGAAATAACATCTAATACTCTAATAGCAGTACTAATACGAGTTTCAAACTTAGACCAAATATGAAGATGGAGGTCAGAGAATACCAAAAACTTAATTACCTTCTTATTATTGAGTTTACCTTCCATACTAGCTTGTTGAGAATTTTCTCTATAGGTACCCCAATATAGATTTTCTACGGTGTTATGATCTCTATTATTATCCCTATGACATACACAGGGTTTATTTAAAGGGTTTGGTATATAAGCTTCTGCTACCAATCTGTGTATATAAGCTCTCCTTACTAACCCTAACTTCCTTATCTTTAATACTATCTGTTGATAACCATTTGACCTTGTATAAGGTTTATTCTTATGATATACCTTGGTTAATTTACCAACCTTGTTATATCTACTATATAACAAACCTTCCCGGGTAATATGATACCCGGGAAAGCCATTAATATTATCTTCCATTACTTGTTTCTTCATATTAAGCCAATCTTGACATTATCATGTGTATTCTGTTGTAGAAATCTAATTGGGGTACTACTAATATATCTATTACACTTAACCTATTCCACTGGGTTAATAAGTTACCCATTATATCTGACATCTGAGCCTGATAATACCTGTTTAGGATTCTCTTCTTATTATCTTCCATTGCCCATTCTTTCATATTGTACATACTCAATGGGAGATATATTAATAAATCACATTGTTTGATTGTAAGATCTTTACATATATCTAAAAAAGCCTCTATTTCACATTCAGGAACATTAGTAGATTGTTTATATATGAAATAAGCTGCTAAATCTACATAACTACGGTCTGTTACAAAAGTTTCTTTATCCTTGAAAAGCTTATTTCTCAGATTCAACAATTGATAATCCTTGTTTATGAGTTCTCCACATTCTTGGTGTAAAAACTCAGCATGGTGCATTTCTTTTGTATCTGGCATTAAATCTGACATACTACCAGATATAAAGGGTATACCATATTTGGTTTCTATGAACTTTGCCAAAGTGGTTTTTCCTATTCCACTTGGTCCTACAAACATAATTCTTTTCATGATAGCAAATCTTTAAATGGTTTCATAAATTCATTTGTCATAAATGATGCTAAAGAGTATTCGATACAGACTTCTTTGAATTTCTTGTATTTTATCTCCTTATTAGCAAACTTTTTCATGGGTAACTTGGATAAGGGTACTTCTTTTTGGAATAATCTTAAATCTATAAGCTTCTTATTCCTTTCTGCAATCTCTACATGAGAAGTTTGATGATGATGCTCTAGAAATTTATCCAAAGTACCATACTCATCTAATATTTTCCTAGCTTTTACAGGACCAATACCTGGTATACCCTTGATATCATCCGAAGTATCTCCCACCATTGAAAGGTAATCTACTGTTTCTTCAGGAGAATATCCGAATAATTCTTTACAGTTACCCTGATGAACCATCTCATCCTTTCTTGGGTTGTTTATTTTTACATCTTTACTGATAAGTTGATTAAAGTCCTTATCTGAAGATATTATGATTACCTTCTCGGTTGGTTTTTTATTTAAAACTAGGTATGCTAAGAAATCATCCCCTTCATATTTAGTAGAATTATGCTTATCAAAAACATATTTAATTCTTAGGAGCTTAAGCATACCCATAATAACACGTTTCTGAGATTGCAAAGATTCATAATCTACTGAGATATTTTTCCTATGGCCCTTATAATCGGGTAACAGAGCATCTCTATAAGGAGAATGGCCATTGTCAAAGGTTATAATAACTTCATCTGGGTCCCACCTATGTAGGAACCCCTGTAATGATCTAAAGAATCCAAATATTGCTCCACTTGGTTTACCATCGGTAGATTTAAGCTTTTCGAACTTATGGAAACTTTGGTGAAGTAGGTTACATCCATCTATGATTAATACTAGTTTTTTAGCCATATACTTCTTTATATTTATTATAATAATCAGATACTAATTGAACTCCCAGATTCATAATTTCCGAGATTTCTTTTCTAGTAAATCCAAGGTTAATTAACCTTGGTATATAAGACCTTTGTATCTCGGTACTCTTATAATGTACACTATCTTTACCTTGGACCTTGTAAATTTGGTTTTCTTACTCATCTTCTACTAAAATCTAATTCGTAAAGTGAAACTTCTTGTATTATATCATCACCCAGATAAACAGTGATATAATTATCTGCTGAGCTATACTCATCCAAGTATCTTGACCCTGCCTCTAATCTCAGATTCTCTTTAAGATATGCCTTGATTATTCTCTTTATCTCTTCTTCATTCATCGTCTTCCTCCTCTTCGTCTTCTGATTCATTATAGGATTCGTATTCTACTCCATCTATGGGATAACAGTTTTCTGTAAGAGCTTCTATTTTCTTACGAGTAGTACCAATGGTATTTATATCTGCTTTCCTTAAAAGCTTTCTTCTTAAGTCGTCATCTTCTTCCAAAAGCTTTTGGAATTTCTCTTCTCCTCTTGCAAGAGTCTTATCCTTGAGTTTATATACTCCACCTGAGGATTTAACGATTATATCGTTTTCTACCAATACATCTTCTAATCCAAAGCATCTATCAAATCCAACCTCATGGAACTTAGGATTGAAGTATACTGGGCATTTGCTGATTGTAGGTCTTGGGGGAGCAACTTTATTTTTAATAAGTCGAACCGTGACGAGTTTCCCAGCTTTGCGTTCTTTACCCTTTTGCTTAACAGTGATAGATCTTCCTGAATAGAAAGCAGCTCTGATTGAAGCGTAGAACTTAAGTGCTGCGCCTCCTGTAGTTGTTGTATTATCTTTTCCGAATCCAACATTCAATGCAGTTCTTAATTGATTAATATAAATCTGTGTAACTCCCAGTCGATAAAATAATTCGCTTCTGATACGGAAGTATTTATACAAAGCCTTTGCTCTACCTCCCATCTCTGCTTTAGCATCCATCATTTTTGAATCTATGTTATCTGCACAATCCATAGCAGCAACTGAATCTATTACCAGAAGTATAGGCTCATTGTGTATTAACTGAGATCTGAAATACAATGCCAAGTCTGCTACGGCATCAGCAACATTCTCAATACGAGTATCATTTACTACTGTAACTCTTTCTGGATCAACTCCATTAGTTTTAGCCCAAGAATTCATCCAGGATTGTTCAGCATCTACCCATATTACATGCCCTCCCAGTTGTTGACATGAATAAGCAAAGTTGTAAGCTATAAGTGATTTACCAGAGGATTCTTCTCCTGCTACTTCTAGGATTTTACCAAAGGGGATTCCTCCACCAAAGGTATAATTCAATGCAAAGAAAGTACTTGGTAACCATAAACCCGTTTCTTTTGTTTCAGAAGCAAGCACTATTGATGACCCATATTTCTTTAGTAATTCGTTTTTAGAGGGAACTTTTAAACCCACTTTTCCTTTTGCCATACTGTAATGTATTAACATAAATAAAGGAGATAACCAATTTCTTGAATTACCTCCTCTACCAACCATTTATAAAACCAATTTATCAAATATCTGACTTATACTTTCTCTTTTTCCTCTTTGGTTTTTCATCATCCATGTAATGATCCTTATGAATACCTTTCTTTTTCTTCTTTGGTTTTTCATCTTCGTCCTCATCAGATTCTCTACCTTCCTTTAAGAATGATGCCAAAGTTTCCTCCAGTTCATCGTAATCTTTAATCTGAGATCTTACGATAGATTCAAGGTCTATATTACCCGAATACTTCTTGTCAAGTTTAGTGGGTTTACATGCACGAGCAGAATATGTAGTATCATTCTTACCTGAACCAGAACGGATAATTTTTATATCATATCCAGTTCTTGGGTCTGTCATATCTCCAGCTTCGTCTTCATCCAAGTAAAGGTCGATAATATCCTGGTATACTGATCTTGGGATTAATACTCCCTTATCTTTTCCCTCATAATCTACCTTAGTACCTTTCTCATCTGAATATACTATTCCACCCACTACGTATTTTCTTCTTGGTACCAACATCTTTGCAAGTTCCTGATCATCGGGATCTTTTGAGTCTTTCAGTTCTTGGTACTTTTCCATAAATGGGCATGGTTCATCAAAAGTAGCCGGAGAAATAACTCCTCCCAAATCTTTATTCAGATAGAATTGAATAATTTCGATACCCAATTCCTGGTCATCACCAGGAGATTTAATTCTCATTCTTAAAGTTCCCTCTTTAGGGAATACCAATCCACTACCATTACCCTTGGATTCTAATTGTTTTTTCCGGGCTAACATCTTATCCTTAGTAGTCATGCCACTAGAAGATAACTTCTTCTTTTTATTCTTATCTTTAATCATATCAATCTAAGTTATTTGGTTCTGAGTATGAGATCTCATTTAAAGCTAATACGGTGAACAGACCCTTTTCATAAAAAGGTTGTAATTCCTGAGGTAAACAGTTTTTATCGAATTGATGCTCTTTACCAGCATACAGTCCATATTCAATTATACGACCGATTTCCACATGATCCTTGTAAGTTTGATATTCTTCTGTAATTACACCCGATTTAATAACAACACCCTTACGAGGAACTCCTTCCTTTACCATATCCGGGATGATAATACCAGAAGCAGTAGTATTAACCTCTTTGGGAGAATATACTAAAATTTTATTTTCTACGGGTAAACCTGGAATACTACTACCAAGTTTCTTAGCTACTAGAGTTGATATAAGTTGTAAATTATACATATTTATAAAAATTTAGTTAGTAATCTTTTATAGTTCCTACTGTAACTTACGGATATTGGCATTAAGAGTTCTTAAGATGCCCTCTCTACTCTCATAAGCTTTACAGATAGCTATAAATTTATTAGCTTTAGCTGCAGCTTTTAGATACCTTTTGCAAATAGATTTATATTTGGGATTTATATTAGCTTTATGAGATACGTAATCATTATTGAACCTCTCATTGGAATCTTTTATAAATACCCATGCAGCAGAATATGCTTCCTCTTTTTCTCTTGCTAAAGCATCTCTTTGTTTTATATACTTGTCTCTTAATGAAGCAAGTATATAATAACTAGAGGGAGAATCCTTTAGTTGAGAATTTAATAAGTTCTCATTGATAGATAATTCTTTTTGAATATCGATTTCTAAGGCCCTACCCTCAAATACTACCTTAAGTTTATTTATCTCGGTTTTCATCTTTCAACTTAAAAACGTTTTTCATATCTTCTGCAGAAAACTTACCACTTTCGATATCTCTTTTAACTTGTAGAAAAGCAATCTTAGCCCTAGAATCCAATTTAGGATAACTAGTAAGAGATTGATATTTGTCCAACAGGTTATATAAAGAGTATAATCGTAAATCGCAAAGATAATCTATACCAGCAACTTCAAGTAATTTCATGAAGATTACATAGAATCTAAGAGTAGTATCATCAAAACATTCTACTGTTTCTTCATCCATCTTAGAAAGTGAATGAGTTCTAAGTGATTCGATGTTTGAATTAAGGAACTTTATGTGTTTTCTGATAGAATTAATTAACCTTCGATCTTCATGGTGAAGTCTTTTGTGTAATCTATCCAAAATTTCATCCATTTCTTGGAATGATTGTTCTAATACTCCAGATAACATGTAAGTTACATTGATTACCTTATCGGCATCTTTCTTTAATGCGTCATTTTCCATAATCTAAAATTTTAATTAGTTATGTTATCATAGTATCCTCTCTTTTCGTTTCTGTAGTAGTAGATATTGAATCTGAATGCTTTAAATTTGTTTTACAACCAGGGCATGATATTATCTTGAAAACATCCTGATTATCATAAACCTTTATAGTTTCACTGACATCATATTCAAATTCACAATCACATACTGGGCATTTAGCTCTCCATACCGTGGGTCCGTTTAAAATCTTCTTCATATTGCTTCATTTGTTTATTAAAACGTTTCTTATACTCTGAAATGGGTATATGCTTATACTTCTTATGCTCTTCCATATATTCCTCTACTGAGAAATCTGGTTCTAGCATTTTCCTATAATCATAACCTGGAATAAAAGGTAATTCTTCTGCCATTGACCTACCAATAACAAAATCCATGTCCATTGTGACATCATCTATTTGAAAACCAAAGTATGGCTTAGTTAAGGGATTTCGATAAATTTGCCACATCTCATAAATACTCCATGTGTTTATGTTTTCTGGTTTAGTGATTTGATAATTAGCATCATGGACTAAGCATACTGATTTTGTAGGAGGTAATTTTCCTTGTCTCATAAGGTAGTATATTAATATACTTCCAAATAAACACATATCTGATGCTGCAGACTGGCAATTGCCAGTAATTAAAGTTCTATATCGTTTATCTTCACCGATTACTCTTGTAAAGAAAGCCCCCGATTTTACAGTAGGACACCATACTTTACCTACGTATTTCTCTTTCGTCAGATTATTTTCTGAATTGTAAGTATTCTTGGTGTTTACTGATTTCCTAAAATTAGAAAATTTTACTCCATAACTAGTTTTAGTAGCCCGTACAAACTCTTGGCCGTATTTACTTGGTTTCTTATCTTTAAAATAAGATAGGTCACCTTCATGGGATAATTCATACATACTTGAAGTGTTGTTACAAAGTACTACCAAAGCCTGGAGTAATTCTCCTTGAGTTTTATCTCCGGTTGCCAATACCGACCAACCATCTCCCAATCTCATATTTTCTAATAGGATACTTAATTGAGGATTAGTTAATCTGGTTAATAATTTCATATTTAGCTTACGTTCAGGAACTAATCTATTGAGCTTATAAACAAATTCTGGGTCTCTTATTTCCCATATTACTTGATTCTTTTCTCTACGGGAGAATTCCACACCTAATTCTTCCATAATAGAATCAATAATATCTACCTTGTGAGGATTTGCAGTATTACTCTGACATATTCTTACTATATTGCCATTCTTCAAATGACCATCAGTAAGATACCAACCTAAAAAAGCTACATAAGCATCCGAATATCTAGCTTTCACTTGATTATTATGAGGAGCTCTTATTGGGATAGCATAGGGTTTATCAGAATTATATAACTCATCAGATGTTAATACTTCAGTTTTATTCAACTTAGAAATTTTATTCGACTTAGTAACTACCCATCTATGATCGGGAGTAGATAATACATCAAGATGCTTAGTCTTTAACCTAATCATATCTCCATCATAATCAAATACATTTACCCTTTCAACCTTTTGCCATTCTGATTCTCCTATGTCCCGATTAAATGCCAATATCTCATCACCAACTTTTAAATCTTCATAATTTACCCATCCCTTAGTTTTACTAAGAGCCTGGGATGATGGTAATAAGCAAGGAAAATTCAAGGCTAATCGTAAAGCATAAGCTTCTTCTCCTCTATCTGAAGAATAGATTTGGGGTAATCTTCGTTTTCTACCAAATAAAGAAACTAAGTAGCCATTCTTTCTAAGGAATTTCTCTTGTTTCTTTAAGAAGGTTTTTAACTTAGGATGTTGACCAAAGAATATATCCATTTCCTTTTGGGCTTCTTCTGGTGTAACTATAATACCAGATTTTGGGTCAGATAATTTTACTGCTAGTAATTTAGCACCAATACCATAAATAAGTCCAAATGCAATCTGTTTAGCTTGCTTTCTCCTTACCTTCCATATCTTATGATCTGGGTGATTTTCATCCTCATATATTTTTAAAGCTTCTTCATAAGGAACATGATATTTGGTAGCAGCAATTGCCAAGTGAGGGTCCTGACCAGAGTTAAAAGCATTCAGATAAGTTTCATCTCCAGATAAGTGAGCCATGATTCTTAACTCTGCTTGACTAAAGTCACTAGCAATATATAGAGTTCCTTTTGGAGCAACTAATTGCTTCTTTATATTTGGATCTACTGAAGTCTTAGGTATTTGTTGAGCATTTGGTTCTGCTGAAGATAACCTTCCTGAAGTAGTTCCATGAATAAGGAATCTTCCATGTAATCTATCATCATCTTGGGTTTTCTCATGCCAACCTTCAATATAGGTTTTATACATTTTCTCTAAACCTCTCAACTCTAATAAATTATCTAGGAATACTGCTTTAGGTGAATCAGGTTTTTTAACTGTTAACCTTAAATTAGTGAGTGTTTCTTCATCTGTACTTGGTTTACCAGAATCATTCTTTTTGATTACCTCGAAATTAAATCCTTCCTCTGAATACATTAATTGAGGTAAATCTACTGAACTACCTAAACTTACTGGTCTGATTAACTCTAATTCATTTTTAGTAGTAAAAACTCCTGCCCTTATATTAGCAATCTTTTGTTCCCTAGATTGTATTTTTCTCTTATCTATTTCAGGATCTAAGTTTTCTATCTCTTCTTCTAAGCTAGCAATATATTTTTCAATTTTGGATTGATTATATCGTTTAGTAAAATTCTTTACTCTAGGTAAATTATATATTGCTTCCTTAGCTGCTTCTATCTTTGGTAAGTAAGAATCTAATAATTCTTGGTTGAATGCCCTGTCTACATATAAACCATTCTTTTCTACAGAAGTTAATACCCTAGAAGCAGTCATGATTAAATTACGATAAGTATTATATAATCCTAAGTCAATTAGCTTCTTTTCAAAGAAAAGCATTAATCGGAGAGTATAATCAGTATCTTGGCATCCATAATGACAAAGTGGTTCTAATTCTTTTTTATCCCAGGGAATCTTATCGAATTTATCTTGCTTTTCATAATCCCCATATTCTGGTAAATACCTTCTTACCATGGACTTCAAATCATTGGGTTTTTCTTCATTCAAGAGATATTTAGCAAGCATACCATCCAAACATACTCCTCGATAATAGATATTATACTTTTGAAATATCTGGTCATCAAACTTGTAGTTCCAAGCAACCTTAACTACTTCAGGATTTTCGATTACTTCTTCACCAAATTTACGAAGCATCTTTTTCCAATTCCAACCACCAGAAGTATACTTCTTTGTTTCGAAATGATCTAAAGGTATAGAACATCCAAAACCTGGTTGAAAAGTTACCGATAATATGGTTGGTTTAAAGGATTTATTATATATTGGCTCTGCATTTGTTTCAAAGTCCACAGAAGCATAACCAGTTTGCTTACAGCATTGGATAAGTTTCTTTAGCTCTTGTTTATTGGTTATAATCTTATATTTCGTTTCCATACTAGAAGTTTTTAAATAACAAAAGGAAGTAGATCTTCCCAGATCTACTTCCTTAAACCTGATATGAGTTACTTTAAATCATTTTGCGAAAATGACATCAAAACAAATAGAAATAAAGCATGTATTATATGATAGTATCCTCAAATATTCTTAGAGAACTGGCTAACTTATCCCAGTCTTTTTGATAAGCATGTAATGAATCTATGGTGTGATATAAGTAACCCGGTTTTACTCCTACTTCCTTAGCAACATATTCCATAAGTCTCCATGCAAGGTATACATCATTACCAAAGTGAGTAACAAAGTCCGAGCTTCTTTGGTGATAGCAAATATGTAATGCCTTCTCTCCTTTGCCATTCTGACGGATAAGGAAATCATAATACATAGAGCAGGGTATACGTTTATTACCATGGTAATAAAGAGTATCATCTTCACCATTACCATTAAATATAGGTAATACCGCTTTACGAGTATCAGAATCTGATTTTAGTAATTGTATGGTATAGGGAAGAATTACCATCCTTTCATTATAGGTATAATCAAATTTACCATTTACCAAAAACTGTTCCCATAAATCCTTTCTTAATTCCCAAGCTTTGCCTGGATTAACTGGATTACTGGAAGTATCGATTCTCTCCTGGAACTCGGCATCTGCCCATTCTCTAGACCTTGAATAGAAAAATAACCAAGTTGGATCTTGCAAAGAAGTTAAACAATATTGTTGGCAAATGATTTCCTTAGTTACAAAATCTTCATTACCTTCAATATTCTTATTCTGGTAAGTCTTTGGTTTTACAGTTTGACCATAACTGTTGAGTTCTCTGCCCATTTCAGACATTAACTCATAACTACTGCTATAAATTCTCATAAAGTGTTTTTTATTTAGCTACATATTCATTTTTCGTTTTAATCCAAACCATACCCCAAAAATGCTGGGCATATTCATCGAAATCCTTCAATTCTTTGAGGATAATTGGTAAATTAGGTTCTCCACCATTCTTTAATATTTCTTCAATTTTAGAAACTGCCTCATCTACTATCATTAAGCGTTTCAGACGAAGGTGATCTTTAATTTCCATTTTTCTTCTGTTTTAAAAGTTTCTTCTTATATGCTTTACGTTGAGAGTAAGAAATTACATTCTCAGGATATTCAATATCTTCATATTCGAGAAGTAATTCCTTTGCTTTCATAGATTTATAGATTTCCTTATATAAATCTGGTCGAAGCACTTTAAAACTTCTAAAGAATACCTTAAAACTAGAGAAATCTTTCTCTTTACCGTTTTGAAATTTATCAAATACCTCATTCAATCTCTTTATCCAGGGATTCTCTTTATCAGTTCCCTTTAATACCTTCTTCAAAGGTTTATGTGTATGATACATCAGAAGGGTTTCTACATTCCCATACATTTGAGTGGCAAATAAATTGATTTGTACTGATTGTTCTGGTCCGTACACATATTCCGCCATTCGTTGTATTAGTAAGAAGTCGAAGATTAACCTTTTTGTTATTTCTGATGCCCTGATTACCATTGTAATAACAGGTATGTCTTCCCCAAATCGTTTGGAGAATGTAGCAGCAATTAAACATTGTTTACCGTTATCATGATGATTGTTGAACATATAAGTAATGTTATAATTCTGATTGTACTTGGTTTTTAGTACTCTCAGCTTACTACGCAATAAATCAAGCTTATTGAAATCGATGTAATTGTTCAGTAAGCTTGTCCACTTAGTTTCTTTATAATTGAAACACCTACCATAATCAAAATCTGGGTCTACCCAAGCTTTACGTATTTTTATAAATACGTTATATACTACAGCTACTCCACTATTTGCGGTAGCTCCTTTTGCAAATAAAGCAGGTTCTAGTCTTAGAAATCCCTCATTTAACTTTTCCCATGCTTCTTGTGAAGTAGCAAATTCTAATGAATGAATCTGCTCTTCAGTATTAAGCTCTAAGCCTTCTAATTTTTTGTTCCAACCCGACACAAATACCTCCTTTCTTAGTAGTTCGTTCTACATCTCCATTCATTGAGACGTTCTTTTTTGAAATACAACTCGTAAATACTCGTAGGAGTAAATCCCATTATTGATAAGAATCCCATGTAATAATAAAATGCTTCTACCAGTCTATCCTGAAATTCTAGTTCTTTAGTTATTACTGGTGACTGTTTCCATGTACGATTCTTAAGAGTATTTCTAGCAAGATTCAAAACATACACTATCTGAAACAAAATATTTTTCTCATCAGTATGCAAATTTGGACTCATTTCCTTGAATCCTTTTATATACTCAGAAGTTTTCTCTTCTATTGTTTCAGATATTAGCCTGAAGTTTTTAAATATACTACTGATGGTATCCATCTCTAAAATCATATGAATACCAAATGCCATTACTTCTTCTAAGTTTTCTACTGCCTTTTGTCCTTTAGCCAGTTCTTTGTTTGCCCAACTATAGATATCCTCTGGCAGTATATTAGCATATATCAGAGCTGATAAGAAGAATCCTATTGCATCTGCCTGTTCTTCATTAGCATTCTGTAGATTGTTGATTATCTGAATCTCTTCTACATCAGTATATAAATTGGTATTCCATCCCTTGTTTTCTAGAATATCATTTATATTAGAAGTAGATTCATAACCCTCCATTAACTCCTCTACTACTTGAGATATAAGGGTTTTCATAAGAGATTGGTTTTTAGTACTGTTGATATCCATAGGATATTCTGGTAACCTTTCCAAGGGTTTATAACATTCTAATTGGCGATAGCCAATCTCATACATATTCTCAAGTTCAAGCCCCTGTTTAATTTCAGGGGCTTTTTCTTTCAGATTAGAAATATCCATAGTAATTATTCTTTTTCTGGTACTGTATGATAAGAGAATAAGTGTAATACTTGAACCAATATACTTCCAGCTTCGATTCCAATGATCTCAGAAGTTGGGTTAAATACACTTACCACTACTTCATCTCCGGGAACTTGACCAAGTACTTCTATACCGTATACTAAACCACTGTTGATAGAATTAGTTTCTTCATTTGCAGCTTTCAGTACAGATTTAATTGGAGTGAATTCTTCAATATGAATACCGGTTGGGATTAATAATCTGGTGTTTTGACCAAGAACGATGGTTTTAATATGACCTTCACTGTTTCTATCTAAATCGAAAGATACTTTACCAAATCCCTGTGGATTGAAGATTCTATTCAACCAGTTCCATTTCTGTTTGATTACTCCGTTATTGTATTCCATAAGAATATCAATTGTAAGATCTTCTGGAAGATACAGATAGAATCCCTGGTCTGCTTTCTTAGGGTATTTTACCTTTCTTGATACAGTATACTTTATATGAGAGTTCTCTATCAGTTGAAGTCTCCTTTCGTGATCTTCTACTTTAACTTCTAGAGTTTTAATCCGTTTCTCATGATTATTTAGTTTAGATTCTGCAGTATCTAATCTAGTATCAAGATTATGTATCTCAGTAGTATGCCCGTTCACTACACGGTTTAAAGTTGAGTATCGATTCTCTAATACCGATATTCTATTCGCTAGTTCATCTAAAATTGCCATATATTATGATTATTAATTGGTTGATCCGAATCCATTGTTACCTCTTGTTCCCCAATACTGAGCATCATTGTAGAATTCTTCATGAGTTACTTCTTCGGGTTCTGTAAGATAAATGGGTACATGAATAAACTGTACTAACTTGGTTCCAGCTTCTATTATTTGAAACTCATGAGAAGTATTATATATACCGATATGAATCTCTCCAGTATAGGGAGAATCTACTATCTCGGCAGTATAGATAAGCCCTTTCTTAGTTGATATACCAGATTTGTTTGCTGCCATCAGCATAGAAGACCTTGGTTCTAATAAACCCATGATACCTGATGGGATCAGTATTCTGGTGAATGGGTAAATGTAGATGAATTGTACTTGGTTATTTGGGTTATATTCAAGTCTTACTTTACCAGGTTCCGGTGTTTCAGAATGGAACATTAATTTGGGATTAGCATTTACTAAATCCTGTAGAGTTAAATCTTCAGGGATATAGAAATCTAATCCGGCATCTCCTTCGTTTCCTCTTGATGGAGATTTTACGTCTCTTACTTTGATAAATCTTAATCTGTTCATATTATATTACATTGTTTTAAAAGTTGGCCATAAGTTAATGTTGAGGGATTTCCCTTGTGAATACCAAGAGAGTTCATTATCTTTCTTACATCCCTGCTTCCATTGCCACATACATTAGCAAGTATATCCTCTTGCTTTACAAAATAGTTTGGGTTATTAAGGTATACCTTGAACATAGCCCATATCATCTCTATTTTTTGCATTCTTTATAAAGTTCTCTAATACGTTTTCTTGGTACTTCGAATTTCTCAACGGTTTTGGTAATAACTTCTTTTCTTTCTTTCCCTTTCCGAATCAAGCCTCGGATGTATTTCTTGATTCCAACCGTGTCTTCTAATACATCCAAATCCTTGTATTGATTCTTCTGTTCTAGCTCTTTCCTTGTGATATTCAAGTTCTGAGACATCTTGAATGCACATAGCTCTGAGTCTCCGCATAGTTTACATTCTTTAGTTGATAAGTCATAACCAATACCAAAACAGGGGTCTGAATTAGAACCCAGTTCTGCAATATTAATAGGTTCTAAAGGATCCTGATTCTTGATATCAGGTAAAGTTTGTTTCTTCTTTGCCATAATCCCCAATTTAAAATTCTTTATGATAATATCTTATGATTTGAAATCTTATGATTTGAACATCCATCATCTCATCTTGATACAGAGTAATATATGAATGTCCTATACCCTTTATAAATAGTTCCCTGATAGACAGAAGAATGGATGGTACTTCTATTTCAGAAGTATATATCTGAACTTTGATTACTAACCCAGATTGAAAATGAATCATAAAATAATATTGAACTTCATCAGGCTTATCCCTGGATTTTTTGATAGGAGATATGTATTCTATTCCTATACCATTGAATATATGTTCTGGAGGTATTACAGAACAATTGAATAATGATTTGATTTTTTGTAGAATCTTCATTGTTTATGATTATTAATGGTTAATGCCTCTTAACGTAACATGTAATATACCTTTCCTCCTACGGAGAAAAAGTATATACTCATAGTCAGAAATTATTATCCTTGAAAAGGCTTATGTCTAGGGTACTTATCCCAGAGCTTACTTAACCGGATAACTTTAAGTCCTTGATCTTGATAATACTTTCTTCTATGATTCCCATGCCTACTTAAATAATTCCCGGGATAATGCAAATCATCTAGGTAAACTTTGGATTTGGATTCATCGGTTCTTACCAAACGACCAAGAAACTGAATAGATTTTTCCTGGCTATCCATGCTTGCTGCATTAAGTAAATACCTAAGCTTAGGAAAGTTTTTACCTCGAGCAATGATTGTAGTTGATACCAGGATATCTATTTTGCCTTCCCTAAAATCCCCCATTATTTGTTGTCTTAACTTAGAGGGAGTATTAACATGCACGTAGGCAATATTATAGGCATCGCCCAGTTTCTTTTTAAAGAACTTATATAGATTTTCACAATGTGCAATATGCTTGCATACTACAAGAGCAGGATATCTACCTTGATTAATATTCCATCGTAATCGATTATAAGCCATGGTCCACGCGGTATTATTTTCGGTAATAGAATCATCATATATCTCCTTATAGGATATACAATCAGATTCCCAATTACCATACCAAGGTTTACCGGGTACCATCTTTACGATAGTTTTAGTTGAGTAACCCTTCTTGATGGAATCCTTAAGTTTAAACTCAGCAATCACTTTACCAAAGAAACATTCTAGGTTCATGTTCTTGACCTTATCCTTAGCAAGTTTACTCATATAAATGGTACCAGATAACCCTATACGAATTCTGGTATTAAACAGTCGGGTGATTACATTCTGATATTGCTTACTACCTCCCTGGTCAGCCTCATCCACAAGTACCATATCTATTTGAGATAATTCCTTTTGATAGAACCTCATATTCCTTGAGATGGATTGAACCATACCTATAGTAAAGTTACTCCAGTTTAAAACCTTGCCTTGAACAAAAGTGATATCTTCTCCCGGAAGATATTGCTTAAATTCTTCTCTAGCTTGATTTAACCAATCTGAGTCATTAGTTATTAGCAAAGTCTTTAACTGCTTCTTATAGGTTAAATATAAAGACGACATGATAAGAGTTTTACCGGCATTAACCGTGTAATCTAATACACCAATATGGAAAGGTGTATCACCTACTCGATTATTAATCACAGACTTAACTGCTTTCTCTTGCTCGGGTCTTAATTTATATTTACCTATATTCGTAACTACTTTACTGACTTTAGGTAAGGGTTGTCTCATATCTACAACTTTAGGTTTAATCCCCATTTCAATACACATATCGTATACCTTAGGAAGTAAACCTATTTTAAATTGCCCAGTCTTGGTAATGTAGTGAATTTTACCATCCCAATTCTGCATACCTCTTTGCCTTGTACGTAAGTAGAAAGCATTTGGATGTCGAATGGCAAACTCATTATAAAGTTTCTGTGCGAACTTAAGAGGTAAGTCAAGTTCGCACATATTTCCATTCTGAATAATTAGCTTACTCATTTGATAATTACAGTTACACCCTTAGTAGCTTTATCCATGCCCATTGCTTCCTTGAGAAGTTTCATATGATGCTCCTCATCCGCAATCAATTTCTCAAGGAAATAATTCACGTCATTATAATCAGAACGTTCCTCGTATTGAGTAATTGCCCTTTGAATCATTTTATAATGACCAATAGTTTCTATCTCAGAATTCAAAGCAATCTTTAAAGCTTGTTCCCAAGTAGAACCAATCTCAATTGTAGGATTAATATTCATGGTAGAGTAATCCTCGTATGGGTCTGCCCTTTGTAAGAAATCAGATATCTTGTCAAGATGCCTCATCTCTACCAAACCAATACCCAACATCAATTCTGATACCTCCTCGAATCTAGAAGACTGTTGGGTATACATAATAATTGCACTTAGTTCTGAAAATTTGGCATTCTTCCAAATCACATAGAACATATTAATTATCTCATCAGGCCAAGGGTCGATATCCTTAAAATCTGGATAAGTTACCGATTGGTCTGAATACTTGAGGACATCAATAAAAGCATTAGCTGCATCCTCCACCCTGTTTCCGAAAAATTGTAAACCTTTCATATTACTTTTTTAATTATTAATTTTTTCCCAAAGAGAACCTTCAACTTCGGGTTCCTCTTCCAGGGATTTTTTGTTCTTATACTTATATAAATACTTATTGTATCTTTCAATTGCTTTATCCGTATACATCTGTGCAATATCTGGTAATCCATTACACCATGCAAGAGATTCAAACTGAGCATCAATGAATGTCTTATAATCCCAACCCTCTTCTTTTAGGAATTCTCCTACCTTTGCAAAGTGTACATACTTCTCTGGTTTGTTTTCATAAGATTCATAAATACCAGTTGCCTTAGCAATCTTACCTATGAAATAATCATGTATCTCTTTAGTAAGCTTTGAATCTGAATATTGCAATTCTATCTCGGCATCTACTTGATTAGTAATGTTATCCTGCATAGATATTAACCTTTGCATAACATTCCGATAGTCGGTCATCTTCTTTAACCCAGTCTCAATATATTTAATAAAACCTTCTCGAGTATCAAATTTAAAATCCTCACAGAAGGTATTACATATCTCGGCAAGCTTTTTACAATTTGCCCATTCCCTTGTATTACTTTCGTTTATTTTTCTAACTCCTCTATGCTTTAGTTTTATACGAGTTGCATATATAATATCAGCAACTAAAGCAGCATCTCCCTTAGATGCTAGTAAAATGTTAGAAACTTTCTTAGTTGTCTTATTGTTTGTAACAACTACAACTCTAGTATTTATTGCTTCCTTACGGGCAATAACAAAGAAAGCATCAATCGGAAAATTATATACCTCTAACTGAGATAGGATTTTTTCGAATTGATGCTTAGTTATATGAATAGAGGGGTCTCTCATACTATTTTCTTTCTAAGTTTACCGCACTTCTTACATTTTAATAGGATTTTCCAACCATCAATATATTCAACTCTATATATTACCTCCCAATCATGGAGGCATAAGTATTTAGCCTTTATAGCTTCTAATAATTGTTTCATATTCGATTCCCATAATATTTATAAATACATTCTCCAGTTTCTTTAAACCGTTCATAGGCCTTTTTAGTAGTAATAGCAATTGGATGCCATCCCCAATAATCATTTGGAGCATACCATTCTTCTACTACATAATAAGTTTGAAACATCCCAATAGTGCCTCCCTCATAATTAAAAGAAAAGAACCCATTCCTATGTTTAACTATTCTATGTTCGTTTAATTTAGGCATAGCTTTTAATTTTAAGTTTATATATTATAATAGGAAATCATCAATCCAATAGGCTACGGTTTTTAAGTATTCTTCTAATTGAGGTAGAAGACTTTAACCTTAGCCTTAATTGTATATCCCTTATATTAAGACCTTTATAATATAAACGTAATACTCTACGTTCTTTTCTTAGCGATAATTTATTAGGGGGCGGCTTATTGTAATTTGGATGATTAGGTCCACTTGGGTGTTCTAAGAAATGGAAGGAATTATTCTTTATAGAATCCTTAACATTGTCTTTTTGTGTACCCCAAGCTAAATTTGCTAACCTATTATCTAAGGGGTTATCATTTAGATGTCTAACTATAGGGTAATTATTAGGATTAGGTATATAAGCCATAGCTACTAACCTATGTAAATACCCATAAACATATTTGCCTTCGTCGTTCAAAAGTGATTGAGTATACTTCTTCCTCTTTTTACTCTCTAAAAGTCTGAATGGTTTCTTTACCCAACCCTTGTTTAAAGTTTTAAAATACAGTATGCCTTCTTTGGTAATATAATATCGGGATAAACCCCATCTTGACAGATTACTTTTCATTCCGTAACTTAATTAAATCTTGATAACTCTGATATCTAGTTTTGTAAACCATTTTTAGTACTGCTTTCTTACCTAAGTCATTTACATCTCTGTTGTCTTTAAATAATACCACCTTAACTTTTTTATAAGCTACTAACTTAAGAGCTAAATTAATAGCATAATCCCTCGCATCAAAATCTAATAAAAGTATAAATCTATTAACGGGAGATTTGATAAGCTGGTTAACTTGGTAAGCACTGATTGCCTTACCCATGGTGGCAATAGCCCTGTCTCCCATAGTAAGTGCATTGATTGCTCCTTCACAGATAAATATCGAACTATACATGTCGAGGGCATCTTGATTGAAGATAATAAATTCCTTTCCAAGTCCCGTAATATCTTTATTTGGATTATTGTATCTTGGGCCCTGTCCAATAACATTTCTCGCATTGTAATACCTGAGCGTGCCCTTATAATAATATGGTATGATGAGGTACCCAAAAAAAGGTCCCTCAGTGGCAACATATCCGATACCGTGTTTTGATAATTCTTCGATAGTGAACCCACGGCTCGACATGTAACTTTTAATGCTTCTTGCAACTTGTGATGTTCCTTGATTAATGAGTTTAAACCCATCTGGAAGATAGACGGGCTTAGCATCGGATAATTCAATCTTCTCTTCTGAGAAAGCTTTGTCTGTAAAGTTTCCATTATCTAGAAATTTTAAAAGTTCGGCATAAGTATCAAATCCTTCAACATCCATTACTAGTTGAGCAGGATTCATATGATAATTGCATCTAAAACAATTGGTACGGTACATAGAAAGATTAATTCCCATCTTATGTTCCCTATGACAGAATGGGCATACTGGTAATTTCATCCAACCATGTTTATATTGATAAGCGCCCAAGCTCTTAATAAAATAATTGTAGAGCTTGGTTTTAAATTCATTAGTGATTTTACTCATGGTTAAAATGGTAATGGGTCATCGTATTCGGCATATCTTTTCTTTAACCTACGTAATTTATCTAGGTCTTCGCATTTCAGTACCATTTGCTCAAATAAAGTAACTACCTGTGACCTAAGTGAAAGTAGTTCTTTATGTTCTTCATAGGATTCCTTTGAAAGGAAAAGTTCCCATCCTCCCCATTTAGCAGATCTCCCATCTTCAGAGAAGAACTCCCTTAAACTTATATTAACTCCAGTAAGTTTTATATACTTGGGACCCACTGAATATACTTCGGCATATTGTGGGGTACATCTTGAATCTGAAGGTACTAAGTAAACCTTCTGACCTTTTTGGATTCCTTCTAATCTCTTAATCATAATCTTATATTTTAGGTTTATATATCTCCACTGGTTTTAGCTCGCTTCTCTTCATTAGCATTGGGATTCCCTTTCTTCTTGAGAGATTCCTCGAGCTTCTCACCATATATTTCATCGTACTGTTTACGTTGTTCTTTAGTAAACTCTACACATCTTTGCCTTTCAACATCGCATTTGAATAATGCTCTACCACTAGGTAAACCATCTCTTTGTACCACTAATTCACAACGAAGTATATCATCCTTTTCTTCTTGTTCTGTAGAATTAAGACCCACTATAGTATGGGCATTACGAACAATTGCAATAGAACCAGAAATATCATTCTCATCATATCTAGTAGTTCTATGTTTCTTACCCTCTCTAGTAATATGATGAGCAGTCCATACAATATCTAAGTCCATCTCTTCTGCTAGGTTCTGAATATCGATATATACATTCGATATACGGTCGAAATCCTCTTTATCTCTGGCAATTGAAGCAAGCTTTCCTGCATAATCCACCATCAGTACTTTAATATTGATGCCCTGATTTCTTAGCTTAATTATAAGTTCCCTTATATAATTACAATCTGTAATCATTGCAGGAACTCTTTCAACTACTAGTTCAACTCCAAATCTTGCAAGTTTACGAAGATGTTTAGCTTCGAGTTTATCATATTCACCCGAGTATAATTCCTTCTTAGTTTTATTGATAGAGGATTGAATGAATCGGTCCATAATTTGTTCTTTACCATTTTCGGTATCTACGTATAAAACTGATTTCTTCATTCTTAAGTATCCTCTTGCCAAGTTTACCATGAAGAAAGTTTTCTTAGCTTTGGGTTTATCGAGAATAACATTTACCGAATGTTCTGGGTAACCTCCAGCATTGGTAATATCATTAAGTTGTCTAAATGGACAAGGTATTACGGATGGTTCTGCTTGACGTTTGAATTGTCTTTCTGTAATATCCCTTATCATAAAGATAGGTTCATCATCTTTCTTGGGTTTCGAGTTTTGAAGTATCTTTTCTATTTTCCTTGAGTAAGTTTCATATTGTTCGAAGTTATCTAAATCGAAAGAATCATTCAAGTTCTTCATCTCTACATAAGTAGAGAATTGATATATCTTTTCTCGAATGTATTCGGAATCATTCAGAGGATTTGAATATAGGTCATCGATTATTTTATGAATATTGGGTATATCATCCTTAGTAACCAAGTCAACATAATTTTTGGATTCAAGTAATTCTTTTATAACTTCTTTAAGAATATTCTTAGAAGGCATCTTGTTTTTCTTTTTGAAGAACTTAAATATGCCTTCAGCAATTAAAGAATGCTCAATCAGAACTAGGTAACTTGGTTTAATCTTTTTGATTATTAGACCTCCCTCTTTATCCTTTAAGAGATACCTTAGGATTTCTAATTGAAAGTTAGTGTCAAATTCAAACTTGGTATTATCTTTTTTCATATTGCAATATAATTAAGTATAATCATATAGATTTCTATAGTCTCGGTTAGAGTTGTACATATAGACTCTCATCCTAGTACTCACTAATCCTCAGCTTCTAGGTGAACTTTATTAATATATTATTTTATATATTATTTATTATACTTATATTTGCATATCAATTTTAAACATAGACTTATGAAGATAAAGGAAAATGGCAACAACGGATCAGAGATACATAGGTTGAAGCCTATGCAAGAAAATTATGATAAGGAAACTTTTGATAGGATGTATAAAATTTGCAAACCAGTTATCAGACGTCTTACTAAACAAATTGATAATAGGAGGTTTAATGTTACACCTGATATCATAAGTTCTTATTTCTGGGATAAGATGTTATTTGTCTTTAATAAATATTACGGTACTTGTGAAGAAGAACATTTAAAAGCAAGGATACTAGCTTCTCTCAGTACCTTTAAGAATCATTTATTAAGAACTGCTTATGGAGAGGGAGCAGAATATCATCAGAACCTTTACCAATTAGAAGATCTATTCGATAATGATAAAGAACTAGAAGATGATACCGAAGAAGAGAAAGCTAAAGGGGAAATGCTTGATATGTTATATAAATATATGAAGAAGAACCTATCTCCTGATGCTTATTTGATTTTCGAGATATTGCTTAGTCCTCCTCCCTATATTAAAGAGAGAATCAAGGATGGTTCTCGTATCACTAACATCTTATTAGTAGAGTTTTTTGATATGCCTAGAACTAAATCTTCGGTAAGGTATATCTCAGAACTTAAAGAAGATATAAGATATTGGGAAGAGAAAGCTAAAGAAGACTTACATTACTAACATAAAAAAAGGGAACCCAGTGCATAAGGTTCCCTTTCCAGTGTAACTTATTTCCCAATAAGAATTTCACTTGTGTGTTGGACGAAAGCGATTAGCTGTTCTTTAAAATATAAAATCCATAATAATTTTAGAAGTTTATATAAGCTTATAGTTTAATGATATAAGCTAGTACGAAATAAGGAGGCCTGTTCTCATGAGGGCTACCTCCTCCAGTTACTTGAGTATCTGCTGTATAATCCGAGTCTGGTCTAGTATGATTAGGGAATGGTCGGTTGTTTGCATTATCTCCCCATTTCTCTCCTTTAAATGTAATCTTATGACTATGAGGTGGTATCTGATCTAGAGTAAGAGTTACTAAAGCTTCTCCCCCCATGTTACCAATGGTATTATAATCCTGATTACTTGGGTCATACCCTACTACAAATCTACCCAATAGATTAGGTCTACCAGACATACCATCACAGAATGCCCAACCATCTGGGGGAATAGTACCCGAAAACATAGCAATTAATCCAGTTGGTACCGAAGAAGCAGAATTCTTAATCAGTTCAATTAGTTCATTCTTCAGATTGGTAAGGTATTCTTGTAGGTTGGTTATACCATTAGTCTGGTCATCTTTACCTCCGAATCCTTCTAGGATATGCTCTACTCTACTAACTGATTGGCTCATCAATCCATTATAGGCAGAGTTAAATGGTAAGGGTTGAGGAAAACAACCTCCATAAGGAATGATAGCATAATTCTCGGATTCCCTAGTATTAGCATCTGTACCAGAACCATATATTCCGATTAATACCATGGTATTCTTACTATTTCTGTAAGGTTCACAAGCACCTTCTACTTGGGAATTAAGATAAGTATAATTCAGTTTCTCATGTGAAGCCGGATTATTTTTTATTATATCCCAGGTAATCTTATTTTCTGCTAAAGGATAGTAAGGATTTTGTGATTGTTTATACAGGGTGTATAAATTTTCATAAGATGAAGACCAATAGGCTACGAAAGTAATGGGGTTTTCGATAGGTTCCGATACCTCTTGATGAACAGCGAATAAAAAGATATCGGAATTAGCCCCCTGAGCACCTTGGATATTATCCACTACAATCTCTTCATCATCCGAAATAAAGATATATCCATCTCTAGAAATACATCCGAAGTTTATCTGAGGTGATTCCCCATCTTCCGAATTCTTTACCATATATCTAGCAGTAATTCTATCTGCTACATCATTCTTGAATATCTTACCATTTTCGGCTTTAGCTTGAACTGATAACTTGTTACCAGATACTTTAACTGAGCCAAATCCACAGAATGGACCAAGAGCCACAGGGGCAGCAATTGCTTCTGCTGCCTCCTTGGATTTAATCAAACCCTCATATTTAAAGTACGTTTTCATTGTTATTGTTTTTAGATTGTTTATAATTCTTTGATTGTTCAGACATATCCTTGAAAGCTTCTGATAAGTTATTAAATTTCAAGGTTACTATAGACCAAAGTATCTTCCAAATACTGTATTTCTTTTCTACTCCGTGTAATGTACATATATGGCCATAGATAGAATCTACTTCAAATCCATAACATACTACCAATACGGTTATAGACACTACTAAAGGGTCTAACCCATAGGGTTCTCCAATAGCTTTACCTAGAACTGCTCCCATTAATAAGTAACATATATAATCTATTATCTTATTAAAAGTTCTTCTTCCAGCTCGAGATTTTCTAATAGATATGCCATTTAATTTACTAGCATTCATTCCAAACCAGAAGTCGGCAATTATCAATATGAATGCTAATAGGATCATCCATCGAAGATCATATAACAATTGAATACACTCTGTAGCAAAAGCTACGGTAAATCCCTTAGATACTATAGATGTGGTGGACGTTTCAGTATACATATCTTGATATTGATTTATTCTTGGGGTTTCGTGGTTATTCTCCATGCTGTATTTTCTGGTATGTCTATTTCAAAAGTTCTACTACTAATATCATCAGAGTTCCAAACCAATTCGTTTGGTTGTACCTCAAAAGCTAAGGTAACTTTGAATGTACACCTTACATCAGTTTTGTTAACAGCTTCGAATATATAGGTACCTGGGTTTGAGGTTACAAACTTATATGGTACTGGATGTGAATCAGCTTGACCAACTAATCTTACATCAGTTACGAAATCCTTATGATTAGAAGAACATACCACAGTAGTATATACCTCGCCCTGACCTTGGCCGCTTAAAGTAGCTTTTTCAGGACTACAGCTTATCTTAACTTCAAGATTATAATCCTTAATTACTAAGACAGCTTTCTTATCCCGATTACCCTTACCAACAAAGGTATAGGTACCAGCTTTATCCAAAGTGATAGTTTCTTCAAATTTATATTCTGCTCCCGTTTCCTGGAGTACTACTGAATCATATTCTTCTATTTCGAATGACATCACTTTAATAGTAACTGATTTACCTTCGGCAAGTTGATATGATACATTTATCTTTTGATTATTGGGAGTATTAGCCCAGTCCTTCGGAGATATCCAATTGGGATCAGAAGGATTTAGGGCCTCGATATAAATATAAGGATCCTCGGGTTTAGTGTAACTATATACTGACCAAGTAGTATAAACTAAAGGATCTCCCTTACATACAGCTCTATAACTTCCTGATTGATTGCATGAATAAGTAGCACTAGCTTTACCATTACCCAATTTATTCAGAGTAATATCGGTTAACTTAGTGTTATCACAATAAATGCTAACTCCATAATCTATAAGATTATCTGGGTCATCAGAAGGAGTTACTGATAAATAAATCTCTTGATTTACAGAACCACTTCCCATCTCTAAAGATAAAGTTTGATATTTCTTAGATAAATGATAGGTGAATTTAGAGATACGGGTATATACCGTAAATATCCCTATACCATCCAGATTCTCTAAAGTATCCTTAGTACAAGCAAACTTATAAACTCCAGTACCAAAAGTTTGAAAAGTATCACCAGATTTATATTTGATATCCTCTTTACCTATCAAGTAACATTCCAATCCTTCTTCATCATAATCATCTTCAATAGTTAATACTGTTTTAGCTAAACTAGTTGTATTACTTGATAGCTTGAATTCTTCCGGAGTACATTTAACCTTGTATTTATTTAGTTCCCTAGTAACAACCAGTGAAACTCTTTTTACTGGGTATTCTACAATTTGAAATTCATAAGTACCAGGCTCTTTAAATTTATAGGTTGAACCAGAAGGTCTAACTTCAGTTTCCCCAACTAATTGTATATTAACTGGAGTCTGTTTACCTTCTTGATAAAGAGTAGCTGTAACAGTAGCAGATACCTCCTTATTAGTTGGTGTAATATGTAATGTAGTAGGATTAATCGATATGTTATAGGATTTGACTATCTCTTTTAATTTTACATGAACTTGAGTAACTTTAGTCGGATCTCCCACACTTCTAAAATAATAAGTCTGATTACCTATGGTAGCATTAAAAATAGTACCATTTTCATACTTCTTATAACCCCAAGTACTACCATCTCCAGATACCTGATATCTTAAATCGGCATCTTGATAATTACTAGAAACAATTACTTTAATGGGTACAGAAGTTATATATCCTGGTTGAATAGTGTTTATATTTGGGTCTACAAACTCAGCTGTTATCTTATAATTATCATCTACCTTAAAACCATAATCAATAGTAGCTCCTACATGATAGGGTTTAAACCTATCGATTATGTTCTCTATAGCTTTTCTAAACCCTATAAATTCTCCTGAGTTACTTGAATAACCGTGACCAGTTATACGGAAGGTTACATTGATACATTGACTACAACCATAAATGTTATCAAAATTGGATTTATCATAGTACTGATCTTGGTCAAAGTAAGGATGGGTTTTTAACCAACCATCATACTCTGATTTAGCTGGGTCATCTATTGTACAGTTTAGCCCATACATTCGGAATAATATCTCAAAGAACTGAGAAGTACCTCGTATCTTTATCAGAGATATAGAATACTTAAGTAAATCTCTTATCTGTTTAGTAGTTAAAGCTAAAGCTCCTTTCTTGGGTAAAATCCATTTAGACTTAAGGCTATTTAATTCGGCTTCACTTAACAGTCCATTATAATAAGTTTTAAAAGCCTTTTCATCAATATTATTCCACCTTGCAAAAGGTAATTGCCCAAAGCTTTCCCAGAGGTAATTCAAATAAATCTCTGGGCAGGTATCGAAGTCAGTTATTCCTAGTAAACTATCAATATCTGCAGATATATTATCTTGAAAATAACTTCCACAAATTTCTAGGAACCTTTCTAAGATACCCTTTCCATCTACCTTATAAGTGTCTTGATCCTTATATTCAAAAGGTAGGAAATCTATAAGTTTCTTAAGGTCTATCATATTAAACAGTTTCGTGAACAGTTAAAGTTAATTGAGAAGATTTCTGGAATACAGGTAAGTTATATCCAGGATCTTCATAATCCATATTAGGTTCTGAGATAGTAATAGAATAACGATATCCCTGTTGATAGCCATTTGCTTGTATGTCCAAAGAGAAAGTGATACCCTTATTTTTATCAGTGATGTTTATAGTACTACCTACAGAGCCAGTAGTTTGGAATCCTCCACTTGAAGCTTTTACAGTGTATGAATTGCTTCCAGTAAAGTTTATAAAATAGGTCATGGACCCATTAGCTTTCTCTAATTTAAACTGACCAAGAAGTAATTCCTTGTTACCATATATGGTAACAGGCCAAGGTTTAATATAGAACTTCTTGATATGTAAGTAATCTACCGTAGATAGGTTATCAATCAAAGCATAAATATCTGAGATTCTTACTTTGCCCCCAATCTCGGAGTTCTCAATAGAATAAGCATTGTATAAGGCATTCAGAACTTGAGCTTGGATTTCGTTGGTCTTATAAGATTTCTTACCGGTTACTTCTATCTCTAAGGTTATATCTACTAATCCTGCAGATTTAACTTGAAGCCAAGTGGTTAATGGAGCTCTCTGTGATAGTTGGGTATAAACCTTGTTTATCATAGCAGAATCAGCTACTCCCCCATTATCAGCACTGATATATACTGTAAGCTTTCTTCCACATTCATAATCTACGGCAGCTTTATTTACTCCATCTATTAGCATAGCTAAATCTACGAAGTCCTGTTTGCTTACAGCTACTCCAAGAGTTTTAACACTCAATGGTATATGTTCTTTTAACATACCAAAGTTCTCATAACTAGAACCTCCTCCTGCAGCATATTGATTACTAGTGGTAGCCTCAGATATAGAAGCTTTTACTATGGCTGGAGTTTGTACAATAGAACCAGCTGGTACATTACCTTGAATACCCGTGGTGATATAGAAGCTTGCTGATGTTACCTTTTGACCTGCAGAAGGTATAGAACCAAAGGTACCATCTCCAAATACTATTACGGCAACTTGGCTAGCATTGACAGTTACCATAAAATGTTTATCTGAAGGTTTAGAATAAGCAAAGGTATCTACTAAAGTCCAAGTAGTTCCATCGATGGATAATTGCATTGTACCATGCTCATAGTATTTACCATCGGGTAATTTACCTATTGTGATCTCTGGTCTACCTTCGGAAGGTATTACTAATCCCGACAATCCAGACTGATTATATTTCTCATGTTGAATCAGAGGTATTTTACAAGTAGTAACATTAGCATACCAAGTTACGTCTCTAGCAGAAAGCCAGGAGTTACCATTAACATCTGTAAAGAGAGTTTCTTTTGGGATAGTCAACCTAGAAGCAATATTACTACCTGTAAGATCACGAGTTAGGATTACATCTACTGAAGCAGCTACTGCTCCTCTTGGGTGATAGTCTACCAATAAGCCATGCTTTACTACACTATCATAACGCCGAGCCGTGGATAAGAAAGATTCCCTACCCACGTTATCAATGTAATAATGAAGTACTTCAGCAATAGCTGCAAACAGAGATAGGATAATTATCAGAATATTACCTTCGGAATAATCCGTGATAAGAGTCTGACCATTCTTATCCTTGATAGTAGTAAGAGATTCAATCAACTTAGCTTTAATCTGTTGAAAGGATCTCTGATAAGGGTTTAGCCATTTATTCGTTATCATATTAGTAAGATTTTAAAATATTTTCAGACCTATCATAACTAATGCCCAATACCTGTTGGCTACCAGTTTGATTAATTACATAATTCATTTCGATGAAAAGCTTGGTACCCTCTAACCTCCTATTCAGGCTTTTAAAAGTAATCCTAGTTTCATAGGTAGAGATAGCTTTCTTTAAGAAGTCTTTTACCAAGAAAGCTAAAGCCTGGGTATTGGGTTCTTCTATACATTCCCATAGCCTAGTACCAAAATCTTCTTGCCTGAATCTTTGACCTATATCATACCAAAGGAGAGCAGATAGGTTATTATGAACAAGTTCAATATCTCCATTTACTGGATACCAACCTTTCTCTCCCTTTTCATTCTCAGTAATCCGTATTGGAAACAAAGGGCCAATACCGATAATATTAGTGTATAAGTTATTTGCCATTAGTGTACAAATTTAGAATCCTCATAATCTGTTTTATTAAAAGTAGAAAATGGTTTCGTGACTGGAGTAATAACAGGTCCACTAACTGCGGGTCCTGATTGAATACCTGAGTGGGTATGAGAATTATATTGAGTTTTTAATGATTCTATCTCTGAAACTAATTGGTTTAGTTTCTGGGTTAATTCATTGATATTGATTATACCATCATTATTACCTTGGTTCACTATAACCTTTGGGGCATTCACATAAGCTTGAGCTTTAGAATTTATACTTACTGGGCCTTCGGCGTAAATAGTAGCAGACCCATATAAGTACATCTTGAGTGATCCATCTTTATCATTTAACCAGATTCTATTCCCATTAGGTGTAACTATACCCATAGTATCGGGATCATCCAGGATATCGGGTATTTGGTTTTGAGCCCAACCATGATATTCCCATAGGGGTTTACTAGGATCTCCATATTCAAAGGTAATATATACTATATCACCATTCTTAGGAGCCATCATTTTAAAACCAGACCCAGTAGATCCATGTTGACCCTTTGAATAAGCCCAGAGTACTATTCCTCCCATTACTTCAGGTATAGCCACTTTTATACGATTCATATGATTGGGGTCTGTGTTATTAACTACCATAGCCCTGTACACTGAATAGTATCTTCCCAAGGATTCTAATCCCTGTTCAGTTATTGTTTTTGCTGATTCATAAGCCATATTATTCAGTTTTAGAAAAGTCTTGGTTCATCTGTTTAATAATATAATCTATATTGAAATTATACTTTCGATATACATCCTTAGTAGCTTCTACCTTTTTACGTTTAACATTAGTAATGGTAACTACATCTTCTCCTTCCTTACCCGTAGATTGGTATACAGTTCTTTCTACTTCTATGATACCATCGTTACCTTTAGTAGGAGTACTAGCATTCTGTTCCCTATAGATAACCATATCTTGAACAAACTTTCTTTGTTCTTCGGTATTACCCTCTAAGGCTTTGAAGGCTTCATATTCTGCCTTAGTAGCATTTATGGTAAAATCAGAAGAATGAGCATCTCCAGCTTTATTTTTACCTACGTCAGTAGTTCCTTGACTTCTGGCATTATTAGATACCACATCTTGGGTATTAATATTACCAGCAGCAACTTGAAAGCCAGCTGTTCCATTATTCCTAACTAATTCTAAGTCAGTAATATATCCTGTACCAGCATCCATTCTATGAGTACATTTCTTTATATACCAATACCCTGACCACCTTTTACCAACGTTCAAAAGCTGAAGTACCATGGAGGTTTTTAATGAAGGTCTTCCTACTACTTGCATTTGACAGATTAGTTTTTTCTCGGTTATCTTTAAACCTCCATTAGCATTTATCCTCATTGCTCTTTCTCTATTGCCTACTCCTCCAGTTCTATCATATAAGTTAGTAAGAGTTTTCCAAGCGGGTACCTTCAAAAGCTGTTTTACTTTTTTGAATACCTTTACTCTGCTTCGATAATACCCGTGATTATCTCCAGGGCCTCTACCAGCTTGAACCGGATTATAAGTTTGAGGGTAATAGGATTCTTCATGAAGAGTTAAAGGGTAGACAATGATATTAGGGTCTTCTTGCATTTTAGCTAGCCCCTCCTGAGTTTTCCTTTTCTCGGCATTTAGTTCAGTCATACTATTCACACGACTAGAAGACTTTAATTCTCCAGAAGAATACGAACGAGGGTCTTCCCAAACTTCAGTCCATACCTCAGTGTATTTATTTTTGAATACGAAATTTAAACCCTGGTATACTTGTTTCATTGCAGAAGTAAGGTCCATTCCTCCCGCTACTAGTGCATCAATAGAAGATTTTATATTAATTAGTTCTCCTTTAGTATAAGCTTCCTCTAGCATTTGAGAAGTAGCATCCCTTAATTCTGTATCGGACATAGACTCTAATCCACCACCTGCATCTAAATAACCAGTACCCTTAGCATCATATTCTTTCTTAGCAGATTCAGTCTTTAGTCTTTGGGCTTGTTTTTTAGAAGCCAATTCTTCATCTAAGGATTTCAATCTATCTTCTTTCCATTTCTCTACCTTACTATCAACATGAGGTTTTAAAACTTCGGGGGATCTATGAAATAATCCTGGGCTTTGCACATCTACTGTAGATAGGGCATCTAACTGTAGTGGGTCATGTAGAATCTCATTCTGTTGGTCATCGATGTAACTTACCTGGATTTGTATTTGCTTATCCTCAGGTTTTATAGTATTACCCACTTGCATCATCTTCTGCTTAGTAGATCTTTGAGTAGTAAAAGATACTCTTAATACTTCTCCGTTTTCAGCTTGGAATATGTAGGTATGATGAGGAGGTTGTTGAAACTTACGATTATGTATGTAGATTACTCCATCTCTACTATCTACATACCAAGGACCATTACCATAGGCAGCCATCTTAGCTTCTAGTTGAACTAGAACATTATTACCTATTGTACCTAAGTTAGAATTAAGTACTTCAGCTAAATCATCTGGCATACCAACTTGACCTATGCCACTAAATTGATTAGCATATAGAATGGTACCCTGTACTTCAGGAGTAACTTCTGTGGGTACCTGTATAGCTTGATAAGCTTGATTACTTATTATATTTGCCATTACTCAAACCTTTCTATTATTACTCCAACATTTAATCCGCATCCTGAATCCAAGAATTTAACCATACTATCATCGGTATCCTCAGTAGGTTTATGAGGGGGCATAAACCTAAGATGATTCGTGCCATCAATACATTTGATAGTTATATGGGTACCTGTAGAATCAAAGATACAATCGAAATCTCTTACTTTGATATTTATAGCTGGGCTTGATACAAAGGTGCCATCACTAAAAATATATCCCCACTGTAAAAAGATATCTCTATTTTCCTGTAAAGCTTCTACATCTACAGTATCTGGATTACCAGTATCAATAGTTATTGTAGCTAAGTTTTCTTTTTCTTCATCATATACATATGACCAGCTACTTATATACGCTCCTAAAGGTATACCAGTAAGAGGGTTCATAACTGGTATACCTTGATTATCAAAAATGGCTAGGTAAGGAGTACCTGTGCCTTTATATAATATGGGATTATTTGCTTTAACTTCCATAAGCCGGTATCATTAATACCATTCCACCTTTTAATTCAGTGAACGGATTTATTATGTTATTATACTCAGCAATAATATACCATTTACCAGAATCTCCATAATACCTATAAGCGATATTCTGTAAAGTTTCCCCCTCTTTCAGGGTATGTTGAAAATCGTTAGGAGAAGAGGGTATAAGTAATGGGTAAGATTCTAAAGAATAATCTCCATCTCCATAATTCAGAGTAAATCCATTATCGTATGGACTTGCTCCAACTAAATAAGAAGTTATATCCATGGTTACTTGATTTTATCGGTTGTAAAAATACCCACAGTCTTTTCTGCAGCTTTACTTTTAACAATATCCTCATAAGATAAACTATATGAACTTACTCGTTTGAATATTAATTCTTGAGTAGCAGTAGCAGGATACAGATTTAGATCTTCTCTTATATCTACTGAACCTTTCATACGTTGTCTAGAAGCATTTCTAAAATTAGAAAGAGAATATGTGGCAGAAGTAAGTATATAATAATGACCTTCAAAAGTATCAGAATTTCCCCATTGAATCTGTAATATTGGGGGAGCTGCTTGATAAGCATTGGATTTACTCCATGATTCTAATAACCTGCATTTGGTTAATACTTCAGCAGGGTTATCTGGATCATCACAGTACCAGGATACATTGAATTGTACAATGTCTTCTGAACCCGTATAATGATACATAGGAGTATTTCTACCCATAGATTTGATGGTAGCCCAAGTTGTTTCTCCTCTAAAATCAAAGCTCAGAGGTCTATTCTGTAAAACAATATATTGGTATGGGCTAACATTAGTATTATATATGATTACCTGATTCAGTTTTCTTATATCTTGGCTTACTCCATAAAGTTTATTGTTTTCTACTACAGTCCTACCTTGAGCAGGATCATCTTTGTCAATCTTAAGATTTCCATGCTGAAGTTGTAATCTCCTAATGCTTTGAAGAGAACTGTTAAGTACTGGATTCTTGGAAGATCTTTCCCTTTCTCCCAAAGCTCCATTGGGATTAAACAATTTACCTCTAGGAGCAGTATCCTTAGGTAAACCTGAAGTTAATCGATTAAGGTGTATCTTAGCTCTCCATAATTTATTTATGGGACCGGTAAGTACTCCAGCAGTATCTTGGGTAAGATTATTATATTTCTTAACAACCTTACCTGCTAGTTTTCCTAATATTCTTGCCATAATTTAAGGTATTAATCCAATTTGAGTAGCATAATTAACTCCTAAAGTTTCACCTGGAGCTACAGAACCAACAGGAGCTCCATCAATAGTAATGTTAACAGTACCATTAGGTTTATCATTCAGTAGAGCCGCTCTAATAGCTCTTGCCATTTTCTCAGTTAAATATTCATCGCTAGTTAGAGTTTCCTTTGATAGATTAGAATCGGTGTTCTTGTTTAAGGAATCTATTAACCTGGGTAAATAATCTGCTACAAGAGGTAATGCTATACCAATGGCCATTCCCCAAGGGCCTCCCAAGAATCCAGCTACCCTACCAAGTAACCCTTTCATACCTAACCTAGCTACTGCCGGACCCGCAGGAGGTGTAGGTGGTTTAGTAGTACCTCCTCCAAGACCTCCCAATGTTGGGCCAGGTATTCCAAACTTCCTAATGGGTTTACCGTTAGGTCCATACCAACCTCCTCTAGGCCCAGCAGTCCAACCGAAAGCCATTGCCTTTTGAAGGTAATATTGTTCCCTCATAATCTGAGTGATATGTATTAATCGAGTTTCCAATACTGCAGCTGCAGAGGCAGACTTACTAACTCCACTTGCCGTAGCCTGAGATTGGGTATTAGTTTGTTGCATATAAGTAGAAAGCATTCTACCAGTAGCAGCTAGATACCTATAACCATTTACTACTAAAGCTGTAATTGAACCCCAAGCAATAGCTTTAACTACTATCTGACCTCCTAAAGTACCAGCTATTCCCTGTACCCATTGGGATATCTTAGTGAATACAGTTAATATTGGGTTAAAGACATCAGCTAAAGTTGAACCTATATTCACTACTAAGTTTTCAAAGTTAGACTTAAAAGCCTCGATAATACCTTGTGGAGTCTTTAATCTTTCCTCAGTAACCTGTTCTACTATGCCAGAGTTCTTATCGTATTGCTCTAAGATCTTAGTCATCTTATCAGAACCCGACATCATATTTCGAATCTGATTAGAGATATCACGAGTACCTCGAACTCCGAATATATTGTAGAAAGCTTTAGTTCTTTCCAGAAGTGGTTTGTTCATAAGAGCTTCACCAAACTTACGATATACCTTATCTAATTGAATAAGATTACCTTCGGCATCAAAGAAATCTTGTGGACTTAAACCTAAACTAGTTAATGCACTAAATCCTTTCTTTTTCTGGTTAGCTAAAGAAAGTTGCAAATAACGGATCATATTTGCTAATGCAGTACCAGCTGATGAACCCTGAATACCCATATCTCCCAATACACCAATAGCTGCAGCAGTCTGTCTTAAGTCATATCCTGCATTAGCCATATCTGCTCCAGCATAGGTAATAGCTTGAGCCAAATCAGTAAGAGACATATTGGCATTAGTTACGGCAGTATATAAATCATCTGTAACCTTAGTAGCTTGTTGAGAAGGTATAACATACATTGACATGATATTAGTCATCAAGTCAGCTACACCTCCTTTACCTCCAAAAGGTTGACCAAGGATAGATGCTAACTTAGCAGCAGGTCCAGTCATATCCTTTATCCGTTCTACTGTATTACCTGCCATTGCTAAGTACCTTTGACCAGAAGCAATATCGGCAGCAGTTAACGGAGTAACTGCATTGACTGCTTGAGCCAATTGCATCATCTCGGTTTGTTGCTCAGCGGTAGCTCCTGCAATCTTTGAGGCCATAAATATAGTATCTTGGACCTTAGCCGAATACTGATAAGCTTCTGCCATGCCTCCAAGTACTTTCATACTATTTTGTACAGCATTACCTGTACTCATCTGAATAGCCCTGTTCCAGTCATTCATATCATTCATCATATTGTTGAATGATTGTGAAATTTTACCGGTTTCAGAGCTAAATTTATCTCGGAGTACCATGGATACTCCGACTTCTACTAAACTTCTTGTATCTCCTATCATGTTGACATTTTCTTCTTCATTTGTTTATAATAATTCTCAGCTATGAGTAGGAATTTCTTTCTTTTACGAACGGGTAGACACAAAAAGGTGAGATAGTCTAAGACTATCTCAGCCCGAGTAATGTATATGTAATCTTCCTCTAAATTATATCTCCCGTCAAGTAGAAAAAATCAGGAGCAGCCATAATTGGGTAATCAATGATGTTCCCAGTTTCGGGGTTTTCGATTTGAGTATACCCATGGAAGATTGGGTCTACTGTATTTACCAACCGATGGATTTCTGCCATATCCCTTGAGGAGAATAGAGAGAAGTTTTCTACTTTCTCAAATTTATCATCTACCTTTAACTTGAGATTACGGAGAAGGAGAGTGGAGTGTCGAGTAAGTTTACTTGGTGAAAGCTGAACCATCTGGGATTCTTTTTCTCCATCCATCAATTCAAATTGGATTACCTTACCTGAATTCAATTCCTCGGTATATTGCATAAGAGTAAATCCGTCTTCTCCTTTTCTTCCCGGGTAGTAAGGAATGGCATTGGGTTTTTCTTCCATCTCTTGTTCTTTAGGAAGTACTGCATAATCGAAAAGAAATTCTCTCAAGTCCTGAGAGTAAGTTACAGAATCCTTGTTATCCCATTTATAAGTAAATTCTACTTCCTCTCCCAAAGAGAAGATTCGAGAATTAAATAGGATACAGTATCTATCCAGCAAAGGTAACTTAAGAGCATCATCTATGATTAATCTACCTGACTTAGTAGCATTCGTTTTAACTACTATTGCTGAAATATACTTGGTAAGATTCATAAGATTCTTTGAATCTACCGGGTTGGTGATAATTTCTTCATCTTCACCATTCTGCTCCCTGATTTCGAAAAGTCTACCAGAAGGAGCAGTGAATACTAAGGTTCTTAGTGTCATATCCATTTTATCTAATTTTTAAAAGTTCATAATTTCATAGTAGCTGTAAGTATCAACAAGAAAGGGGTGAAACTCCTTATCTAGGAATCCCACCCCTCCTCCTAAAACTCTAGTAAGAAAATGACTAAGAGAGTTAATACTTATCGCAAGTACCAACAGAAAATTCGATATTTTCTATGGTGTTTTCTGAAGCCATACGATCTAAGTCAAGGCCAGTTACTTTACAAGGCCAAACTTCTTCAAGCAGCCAAGTATTTAGGACGGATACTCCATCTTCTGCAAGTTCATTTACAATAGCAGTTTCCCAATATTCACTAGGAACTAATCCGCCTCCAGCTATCATATCTTGGCAAGAGTATAGCCAATCTTGAAGCCAGGTATCAGAACCAGCAGTAGTTAAGAGTTTTTCTACTACCAGATTACCTACGGTAACTCTACCAGCAGTTTTTACATCTCTGTTTACATCTCCATGAGCAACCTGGTCAATCTCTATATCCGGAAGTTGGCAAGTCTGGAATAGGTATGTATTGATGGGGTGTTTTGGGAAAGAGATGCTCCATAGGAATTTCTTTCTAGGATTCTTTACTTTTGCTCCCATATTTTATGATTTTAATGTTATTCGTTTTCTGAAATGTTAACTGAATTAGAAGCTGCATCGATTACAATGTTAATTGTAATTTCTTGCATAGGAACAATATCTTTGTACTTCAGGATTACTTTATACTTACCCTGACGGACATCAGCTTCATTATTTACAGAGAGTTCTGAATAAGAACCAGCATCCTGGTCGCCCATCCATGTGTACTCTGACATAGCATTTTCATCTACCAGATTATCCAGGATGGGTTTTACCTCAAGATAAATATTTTTCCAAGTACTCCAGATATTGGGTTCTTCCAAATATTTATTCAAGATAGGACGAAGAGTCTTCTTCAAGTACAGATTCAATCTTACAATTGAAAGGAATCTTTCTGAATCCTGTTTTACTTGAGAAGAGAAGCAATGCCATAACATGGTTTGTTTACCAGAAGATGGAGTATCTTTGATTACAATCATGTTGGCATACATCTGAGCCAATTCGTCCAGTTCATTATAACGAGAATCACTACCATAGTTAGGACTTACTGGGCCCTGACCATCGTAAATTATTCCTCGGTTCATACCAGCAAATGACTTCCAAGGTCCATAATTAGAAGCAGAAGTATCACCCAAACCGAAGATGGTACCCATTACATCGGAATTACTAAGTAATCCGAATTCGTTGTAGTACTTGATACCACCTGCAAAGTAGGCTACATATTTAGAGTTACCGATACTACCCAAACAGCTATTAATCCAGGTTATAATACTCTGCTTATTTCTAGGCTGAGTTCCCTGAGTATAATGAGTGGTGTATTTTGGTACTTCAATGTAGTAAGTGTACTCTTGTAATTCAGCACACATTTCTTTAGCAGCCTTATGTACTTTTAGTACATCTTGGTCTGTTTTCAAATGCTGATGAATATGAGAACATGATAACTGATAGATATCAGTGTAATCCTTTACCAAATCCAAAGAAGCAATCCATTCATCTGCAGTAGGATCAGCACCAGCAGTACCAAGTGTACCATTAAACATAACCTCTTCTGCAGTAGGTTCTTTACCTCCAACTTGGATAGTTAACGGATTCTCGGTTTGGTCAATTGAAGTCTGGAGCCAAGATACTAAGTTCTCGAAAGATTTAATCTTATCGGTAGTAGTTACCATCTTAGGTTCCAGGTATGCAGAATTACTAGCAAAGTTACTTAAAGCCAAGTAATCTACAGAAGTTTTATTCTGAGCATCCTTAGTTTTGTAAGTAATTACTGGACCCGATTCCAAGATAGAACCATTGGCATCATAGATGTTATAGAAAACGGTATTCACCGATTTAGAGAAACCAACTTTGAAAGATTCTCCAGAACCAATTGGATCACCATAACCTTTAGTTACCAAACCAAAGCTTACTGTAGTATTTCCTGAAATAAATTTGAATATTTCTGAAGCTTGAGCATTTTCAGTTATCTTCTCAGTTTCATCTTCAGTAGATTCAGCCTCTTCGGCTTTAGTAACAGTACCCTTTTTAGCACCTGCTCCCAATACACGAATAATTCTTAGCTTAGAACCTCCTACTAAAGCTTTCTCTATGTTAGATACAGAACCATCAGGTACAATCTCTTTACCAAATATTCTTTGGAATTGAGAGAAAGAAGTAATTAATTCTGAAGGATCATCATAGGGACCTTTTTCGGTTCTAGCCAAGAAACATGATACTCCTAAAAGTGGAGTAGTCTGTTGAACATTGTTGTTCTCGAACTTAAAAACAACTCTGGGTGATTTTGACATATCCTTGTGTTTTATAGGTTAATATATTTAATTAATACCAGTAAGTATCGTTACCTTACTGGTATTATTAGAAAATTAATCCTCTTTATTCTTAAATAAACCTCCGATAGCCTTAATCACATCATAGAAACCACATCCCGATAAACCAGCAGCTAATCCATAGATTAATACCTGATAGAAAGGATAGTTTTCTAATAAGGGTGTAAGTTGTAATCCCCAAGCTATAATACATATGAGAATACCCACTAAGGCAGATATACCAATCTTAGCAAGTTTGTTGTCTTTGATAGCTGGGATTACCTTTAGTACCTGAGTAACCAAGGATGATACCAAAGTTACTATACCAGTAAATGTACCAAGATTAATTACGAACTCTGAACCAGTTGAAGGTTCTACTTCTGTAGCAAACAATGACACTGGTAAAATGAGTGCCATCAGCATAAACACTAACTTTTTCATTTTAGTAAATTTTTGAGTTAAACATGTATATTGAGATTGAGCATCTCCTCGTCCTTTTGGTATTCGGGTCCTAGTAAAAGACTTATATCTCTTATAGGTAATAGATCCACCATTTCTACCAGTTTTTCTGGTATAATACCATCTTTACATACATATTGATAGACCTTTTCCAATAACCCATGTGATTCATCGGGATGATCATAGAAATTACCAATCTCTATAAATAAGTTCCCAGTAGGAGCTATCCTACCTTTATCCCATTCTTCTAAATCATTGAAGTAAGGTCTTATATAGCCTCGAGTAGGTAATGCTTCATGAAGAATAGAATGTAGTAATCTCATATCATTCTGAGTAGTTGCTACCAAATGAATATCAATAGTGATATCTTTGGTTTCGTAAGGGAACTCAGACATTTGGTAATTACCCACATCTAATCTATCTCCAATGATATATTTCTCTACTCCGATATCTCCAGGATAATAAGCCGTGCTTTCTATAGTTATCCTAGGACATGTTTTAGGACCTCTTACCTGGTTATTACCTATACCGAATAAGTAAATGAACTTATCTATTGCTTCCTTATCTTCTTGGAATCTCTTTTCATTCTCTTGTGATAAAGGTAGATAATCTTCGGGGTTAAGTCCCATCTTCTTTTCTAAGAGAACATTCAATAAGCATATATAGAAGGTTCTCTCTACTATCTCTTGTGAATTTACCATAATTACCTCCTATCTTACTTTCATAACATAAGCCAATACGTAGTATGGTGGTCTATTCTCATGAGGTTGATTACCACCAGTTGGACCAGTTTGAGCCTCTGAATCATAAAATGGGTGTGGTCGGTTGTTTGCATTATCTCCCCATTTGTGAGTTTCTATACGAATCTTATTGTATGAATGGGTATGGCTTGGCATTTCTTCCACGGTTAGCCTATGTTCTTTTTCTCCTCCAGTATTACCAATACTACTGTAATCTGGGTCACTAGAATCTACTCCAACTACGAACCTACCACTTAAATCAGGAACACTTATATAACCTGCCCTAGTAGAAGAAGTATTATATTTCTCACCAATGGCCTTATATAATTCGGGATATTCAGATATACTTACCTGACCTCCATTACAGAGTACATAGTTCTCTGGAACTCCGGGGCCTGACCATAGTTTGATTATACCTATATCTCCCGAAGTTTCTTTTTTACCTTGTTTACAAGTTACACTTATAGTTTTACCAGACTCTCCTTGAGTAAATATTACTTGACCTACTCGTTCATTATACATATTATCATTTAAGCTCATGATAATAGTAGTACCAGAGCCAGATATATCCACAAAGTTTTCCCTAGTATAATCTACAGTAACTGGATCACCAACTTTCTTTCCATTGATTACCATTTGTTTAGTAGATATAATAGTAACCTCTTTACTTTCTCCTGTAGGCTCAAAATATAATTCAGTGGGTGAAACTCTAAAATCATATTCGTAATTGCCTTCTCCTTTCTTGTGAATAAGCTTTACTTCTTTAGTTGACCCATCTACAGCTTCCACTGTTAAAATCTGAACTATATCTTTGTCCGTAGAATTCTTTTCTTCTGGTGTTACTGTTATAACAGTTCTACCAGAACCTTGATTCTTGCTTATAGTGAATCCCATTATTTTCTATATCTCCTTATTTCTTTACGAAGTTCTCTTACTATGGTTTCCTTCAGAACCTTCTTACCACCTACTTGTTCGAATGCGGGTTTCCATAATGGTCTTGGAGGTAAATTACCACCTCTAGAACCATATTCCAACATGATAGCTACTTGGTTCAAAGTTCTTTTACTAGTCCTATCACCCTTTCTGGTTTTCTTAAGATTAGTAGGTATACCTACGTAAGTTCTATTCTTCTGTTTTACTATTTGTACTGATCTCAAATACTGACCCGTATACTTCAAAAGGGTATGCTCTCCGTATCGTTTAATAGTATTAGCCGAGTGAGGATCCCAATGAGTTCCTCTTGGAGGAGTACCCGTTCTTAGGCATTTTTTCACAAGTCTGAGAAGTTGATTGCCGAATTTCTCAGTAGCTCTATCATAGGCATTCTTCATGATAGATGGGGTTTCGGCAATCAACTTCTCAGCTCTAGCCTGTTCTTTTGGGTCAGTATATATCTGTAAGTCTCCCAAGGGAGTACTTATAGTTATGTTTACTGACTTACTTGCCATCTGGATTTTCCTTCGGTTTATTCAAGCCAAGTGAATCCATCATAAGGTTTATGGCTTGCTGTTGTGATTGTAATACTGATACTACATCCTTCCTGAATGAAGCAAATTCTTCATTGAATTGACTACCATTAGTTGGCTCTTTGTTTTCGAACATAGCAAGGATATTATCACATTCCTTTACTATGTTCTCGTATTTACCCACATTATTAATAATTCCGAGAGCCTGTGATCTTTGCAATAATACTTCGTTTATAATATTACTTCCGATTAGAGTGTAGTACACATTGTTATAAATACCTTCATTTCCATCTGAAGGTAAGTATACTGTTACTGTACCAATGGAATCTTGAAGAACGATCTCTATAAGATTAGAAAAGCCATCGCCATTTTCATTAGCTCTGGGTTTACTTTCTCCCACCTTTACTACTTTAGCTCGGTCAAAGATCGGGTACATTGATCTTCTATCTCTTTCTAGAGTAAAAACTGAATCTCCTCTTTGTAAGGATTTGAATTTCATTTCTTCCATACTGCATTATTTTTTTATTGATTAGACTTAATCCCATTTGAACCATACTGGGATTCTGTTTCATAAATTCTACTAGGTTCAAGAAGTTATAGTATCCATAGATATCTATCAGTCTTTGTGCTTCATCAGCTACTCTCTTTGCTACCTCTAAATTAGGAGCTGGTAGTTGCATTTGGAGAGTAAAGGTTTGTAGTTTATTATCTTCTTCCATATTTCTTACTAGATTAAAACGAAAAAAGGGAAATACCCACTACAGGTACCTCCCTTTTCCCTAATCAACTTTAATAGAAATTATGCAGTTTTATTACCCAAAGCCTGTACTACTGAGTTAATGATGTTCTGATCTCTTTGAGCATCAACTACTCGATTATTACAACATTCATCACTATAACGATTACGATCCGCAACCACTACAGTACCTTCACCAGATTTAACTTCCATAAGGATTTAGTTTTAAAGTTAATAATTAAATTTATCTATCAATAAATGTACTAGTGTTGTGTTTAGGATTAAATTGTCTAGGTGGGCCAAGAAACATCCCAATGATAGGCATTCTTCCCCTCTTCAATCCTAAAGTTACCAATTGATAACCATAAACCTCTTACAGGATTATAGGCCCATACATAAACCTTATCTCCAACCTCTCTATCCTTAGTATAACTTTGAAGAGAATTCACAGTTATTTTACCTTCTACTGAGTCTACTATAATACCTTCACGTATTAAGCTCATATCATACATAAAGCCAGAAGTATGAGGCAAATTAGCCGTATCAAATAATCCCCACGTATCTTGATCATTACCATTTGAAATATTTAAACTTAATTCCAATCTGAAATTAGCTATTTTAGCTTCTTGAACTATTGTCAGAGTACAAGTTTTATTGGATTCTCCCTGAGTAAAGGTAATAATTCCTGTTCTAGATGAACTACTGTTATTAGTGGCTACCTTATATGTAGCCCCAGCACCTGAACCAGATATAGTAATCCAATCCACATTAGAAGATAAAGTCCAATTAAGGAATTGATTACCATTCTTCCTAGAATATACTCTTACAGGTCTATTGTATGATGAATCTGCTGAACTTGGCCAACCAGAATAAGTAAGAGAAGTACTCAAAGAATCCCCAGAGTTTTCTCTAATACCAAACTCATAAGTTGAAGCACTCTGTTGTACAGTTTGTACTAACTCTCTATCTAAGCCATTAGGTTGATTAGCTCTGATTGTAAGAGTTCTGCTTGCAGGCTTTGAATACTCAGGTATGGTAAGGGTTACTTTAAATATATAAGCAGTCACATTAGTAATGGATTCGGTTACTCCAGAAGGCAACAAGATAAGTGTAGGTTTAATAGCTTCAGTAGAACTTAAAGAACCATTAACATATCTAGACCTATAACTCTTTATATAAAAAGAAATATTACCTCCCTCACCTCCAACAGCACCTATGGATAAAGTACTAGTTTTATAACCACTACTTTGTTGGGTACTGTGCTCAAATACCATACCACTACTAGGATAAGTTACCTCAGCCGAATTCTGTGTAATGGTTAAATATACAGGAGTTGCCGTATCATAAGTAAACTTAATCTTAAAAGTTCTAGGTGATGAGTTAGGGTTTGGTGCTACCCTAATACTACATCCACTAGAACTTTTATCAGAGATGGTAATATCAGATGAAGTTCCCTCAACTACTTCAGCTGAAGTATACTGAGCTCTAATGTTTTCTACATAAGTTCCGTTTATATATTTATCATAATTGGCATTTACTGTCAACCCAAATTCTGAACCAGTTCCAGATACATTCTTAGTAGTAGGGTCTATAGACAGGTGATCTACATAAGTTACTTGACCTCCTTCCTGAGAAATTGAGATAGTCTGGTCTGTAGCAGTTGGGAAATCGAAAGTAACCGTAAAATTTCTAGTAGAACCACTATTACTTGGGATAGAAATACTATTCCCACTAATAGAAGCCGGACTAGAAACTCTTACTGTAGCCGTTTCTGATTCTATATAACTACTTCCTTGACCATTCCAAGTATAACTTCTACTTGCACTCTTAGCAGTTACATTAGATTGACCTCCACTGTAACTGAAAGAAGTTTTATCTACTCTACAATTATAACTCCATGAAGAATAAACTTGTCTACCTGCTGCCTGGGTAAAGGTTGCTATTAGGGGAATCTTTGAATACTTCTGTTTCCAACTTACTACGGTATTTTTGCTATCGAAAGTAGTATTATTAGGTACGAATCTTTTACAAACTCCATCTACCTCTTTTTTAGTATACCACCCATTGGAAGGTTCAGAACCTTGTTCCCAAGTAAGTTCTTCCTTGGTATCGGGCAGAATAACCCCATCTACATATTTAACTCTCCAAGATTCAATAAGCCCACAAAGAAATTCTCCCCCAGTAGCTGGAGCATCAAATGATGGGTCTCTAATCCACTTGAACTCATATTTCCATTGCTCTGTATGGAGATCTTCTAACTTGACACATTCGTTGTCACCATAGCTATCAGCATTACTAATTACGGCATTAAGAGTGGTATTCGGATCGTGACCTGCATTTAAGTTGGCTAGTATCTCAGCTTTGGTGGGGCACTCATCAGAGACCTTACCCCAACCAAGCTTCTTATAAATAGCCCTCCAAGTTGCTATTTCTGCCATATTACTTATTGTTTAATTGTTTCTTAAAGTCTTCGAATTCTTTTCTCAATAACTTAACTCCTTCAAGAGCCATGACACTGAGCATTTCATATTCTACCACTTTTACTTTTACATATTCCTGACCATCTTCTCCAACGAAAGTTTCGAATCTAGATTGGTTAGGTACTTGAGAAGCAGGTATATTATTCTCTGATACCAACAGCGGTTCGATTTCCTCTAAGCTCTGAGCAATAGTTCCCACTTGGTATTTACCATTCATCTTGAAGTGAACCGTAGGTATATTGCAGATTTGGTCTAGAGTATGATTCAAATTCTCTACTTGAGATTTTAATCTACCATCAGATTCCTTCCAGAAACCAGAAGCTGCAGTAGTTTTAGCAAATACTACTTGGTCTGTAGTAGCCAATCCTAATTGAGCTCTAGTTACATTGTGCGGATTATCCTTTCTATTTGCATGGGTACTTAAGTCGGTCTGAGCTTTTGTACCTGCAGCCTTAGCCTCTGCAATAGCAGTAGCTTGAGCAGTAGATACTGGCATATCTGCTGGAGCTAAGTTCTGTACATTACCTAAACCTACCTGAGCTTTGGTTACATTGTGCGGATTACTCTTATTGCCGATATGAGCATCTAAGCTTTCCTTGATTACTCTATCAGAATCTTGGATTAATCTCTCTAATGTAGTTTTAGCAGCATCAGTATAAGCCTTAGCTTCATTCAGGGCATTGGTAATATCTCCATTCAGACCCGAGTTAAGTTTATTGAACATCTCCCGAGTCAATACTCCAGCTCGATTAGCATTAGCAGCTAAAATCTCTAATGTTTGTGTAGTAGCTTCACCATATACTCCATTAGCTTTAGTAGATTTATTGATCTGTACCCAAACTTTATCTGTATTCTGAACTACCCCTTTACCAGAAATTATAATAGTATCTGGAATAGAATCAAATAATTTCTTATCTGCAGCAGTTTGTACACCAGCTTTTTCTGCAGTAGAAGCAGGTATATCTACCTGTTTATGAGGTTGTGCCGTATAATGATCATCTTGATCAGTTACAAATTGTTTACGATAATAATGATATTTTAATTGTACATAATCGGTATACGCTTGACCAAATTCTAGGGTATCTAGAATAGTATTTGGAATACTGTTGATTATAGCAGTAGCTTTTCTACCTTTAGCACCATCATAAGCAGTACCAGTAACTTCTCCCAAAATCAGAGAAGAAGTATTACTATCTACAAATTGAGTACCTGACCAACGGAATTGATAGGGAGGTTCATCCGGAGTAATATTCAGATATATCTTACCCGATTCTCCAGTAATAGGGTTAGCATGGTCTGGGTCAGAGTATAATTTAATATTGCTCAGCTTTCCAGTTTCACTGACATCATAAGTAGCATAACCCTCGATAACATCATCAACATAAGAAGGCAATTGACTAGATGGTACTAATCCATTACCATCCAAAGAAGCCAATCCATTAGCTTGGCCCTTAGTTGCTACAAAGGCATCATGCTTAGCTTCTAGAGTGTTAATGTTATTCTGCAGTTTAGTATCAAGGGCAGTGTCTGCCGCAGTTCTATCAGCAATCTCTTTATCAATCCTTGCACCCAATGCAGTATCAGCAGAAGTACGAGCAGTTGCTTCATCGTTTACAGCTTTAGTAAACTTGGTATCTAAAGCAGTATCTGCAGCTTTTCTATCAGCTACTTCTTGAGCAAGAGCGGCTTCTGATTTACCGTCCAAAGCTTCAATTGCATCTTTTCTATCTTGGATTTCCTTAGCAATTTGATTAGGTAAAGTTTCATCTAACTTAACCTTATCCGCAGCAGACATGGTACCAGCTTTAGTAGTTGAAGCCACTGGTAAATATAAAATACTATTATCATCTTTATATACTCCTTCACTTACAGTCTTTCGGTTTACTAATAATCTAACAAGGCTAGCATCCGAAGCTGCTCCTTCTCCAACTACTACAGTCCGAGGAATAGAATCAAATAATTTCTTATCTGCAGCAGTTTGTACACCAGCTTTTTCTGCAGTAGAAGCAGGTATATCTACAGTGAAATCATTCGATTTCTGTATTCCTTCATCAGAATTATAGGTACTTCTATTTATGTTAGTAGTAACTACGCCTGCTTTAGGAGTATAGTTAGCTCCAGTGATATAATCATTAGGCATAGAATCCGATCTCTTCTTATCTGCGGCTGATTGAAGACCGGCTTTGGTATCAGTAGAAGCAGGAATAGCAAACTTATCAGACCTGGGTTCTCCATAAAGATTGCCCTCTTCTTTTACAGAACTCTTAAAGTTTACTTCAGCAGAAGTACCATTGATAACTGGGTTCGGGTCAATTTCTGTAATCACAGTCAATGGTAAAGCATCTGAAGTTGCTTCTTCAGCCTGTAACCGTGTCTCATGGTCATTAGTGACATTGGTAAACTTATTATCCAATGCCGTATCTGCATCTTTTCTATCTTGGATTTCCTTGTCAATACGTTTACCCAGAGCATTATCAGCAGCAATTCTTGCAGCTTCTTCAGCATCGATATTATCCTGGAGAACTTTATCTGCAGCAATACGTTCATTACGTTCTGTAGTAAGATCCCGAGTATTCTTATCTACTTTAGCCTCAATACGAATATCCTCAGCCTTTCTAGCCTCAATTTCTGTATTCAACAGTTCCTTGATTTCAAGATAACCAGTACTTTGATTATTTTGAAAATCCTGGATTAATTCCAAGTTTCTCTGGATATTTGCCGAGTTCTGATTGATAAGAGCATCCTGATTATTAGCTCTTGCCAAGAGTTCAGTACGAGTTTCAGTAACATAAGTTCTTAAATCCTCTATTACCCTGTTAATACTATTACCCAGATTTATAAGCCTGGTTTCCAATCCATCATCACCCTCAATACGGTTTTGAATTTCGGTTTCAAGCTTAGTAGTTAACTCAGTAAGTTTCTGAGTCATAGTAGTAGCAAAGTTAGGATCATCTCCCAAAGCCTTAGCAATCTCTCCCAGAGTGTCAAGTACTTCTGGTGCAGAACCAATAATTTTCTGAATTGCAGCTTCTACTTGTTCGGCATTCTGATAATGGGAATCATTTTCCAACTGAGATACCTTAGTGATGTAGTTAGCAAATTCTTCAATGTTATCTAACTTATCTTTTAATAAGTCAGTAAAGTCATTTGAAGAAAGTTCTTTACCATCTACCTTATCTACTTTTCGGTTATTCAAATCCTCAATAGCCTGAACTCTATTGGATACTTCCTGAGCAACCTTGTTCTCTAACAAAGTATCTGCCTGAGTACGATTAAGAGTTTCTGTATCTATATTATTCTGAAGCTTGATATCTTCTTGTAGTCTACTATGAGCCTCATCACTGATATTTTTAGATATAACGGCCAAATCATCTTTGTGGTTTTCCATAGCCGTAGTCAGAGAGTCCTTAATGGCTTGTTCAGCAGCCTTAGCTCTTTCTACTTCTATTTGAATAGCAGTAGTGTTATTAGTTACTTTCTCTCTGAGCTCAGCTAAAGAACCAGTTACTCCACTATTAAGGCTATCTATTCTAGTACTTAAAGCATCATCTCCTGCCTTACGATCTTTAATCTCCTGGTCGATTCGAGCATTGATTTTCTCATCTTCATTTGCCCGGGCAGTAGATTCAGTATTTATCAAGCCAGTGAACTTATTATCTAATAAAGTATCTGCCGAAGTTCTATCGGAGATTTCTTTATCAATATTCTGTTGTAAAACAGTATCACCCGCTTCTCTCTTTGAAATTTCAGTATTCAAATCGATAATTACCTTATCTACCTGAGACTTAAGATTAGTATCAGCATTGGCTCTAGCTTCAGCTTCCGCATTAACCATACCTTTTAATTCAGCATAATCTTCAGCTTCCTTAGTAATCTGGTCATTCAATCGGTCAGTATTACGTTGGATATTTGCCTTGTTAGCATTTACTTCTGTTTGCAAAGCATCTATCTTAGCCTGAAGTTCGTTTTTAACAGTATTTACTGCATCCTGAATAGATAAAGCCAATTCTTGTATTTTGGTAGCATTAGCAGTTACTCTAGTATCTAATGCAGCATCTGCAGCCTTACGATCTGTTTCTTCTTTAGTGATAGCCGCCTGTAATGCAGCATCTGCATCTTTTCTATCTTGGATTTCCTTGTTCAGACTAGCTTGAATACCATCAGTATTACCAGTAATCTTATCTACCTCATTATCAACGTATTCTTTCAACTTAGCTTCAAGTGCAGTATCAGCTTCTTTACGGTCAGAAACTTCCTTATTTACATTAGCCTGTACCTGGGTATCAGCTTCTGTACGATTGGTAATTTCCTGATTCAACTGCTCAGTGATAGCTGCCAATTTCTTAGTAATTGTAGTAGCAAAGTTCGGGTCATTACCCAAAGCATCTGCAATTTCCTTCAAAGTATCAAGAACCTCGGGAGCTTCTCCAATAATCTTTTCAATAGCTGCCTGGAGATCTGCTTCAGTTTGATAACCCGCATCATTGATAAGCTGAGATACTTTTGTGATGTAGTTGGCATGTTCTTCAATGCCATCCAATTTAGCCTTGAGAATATCAGTAAAGTCGTTTTTAGTAAGAGAATATCCTTCTCTCTTATCTACCTTACGATCATCTAAACCATTATCTGCAGCAATACGTTCTTGTTTTTCTTGCTCTAGTTTTTCAAGCAATTCAGTTTTATTTGTACCTGCCTGAGTTTTCAAATCCTCAATCTTGTGGTTAAGGATTTCATCTTGAGCAATACGAGTTTCTTTTTCATTATCAATGTTGTTCTGAAGTACAGTATCTGCATTCTGACGGTTCTGAGCTTCTTGAGTAATGTTCTGCTGTAAACCATTATCTGCATTCTGACGGTCAGAAACTTCCTTTACAATCTGCTGATGTAATACTTCATCCTGAGCAGTACGAGCTGCAGCTTCGGCATTAATCTTGGATTCAAGTTCTTGGTCTGCAGTTTTACGATCACTGATTTCAGTATTCAGTTTAGATTCTAATGCTACATCTGCATTAGATCTTTCTGAAGTCTCGGTCAAAATCTTGTTGTTTAAGTCGGAAATATCCCTAGTATGGTCTAACTGTACTTGATGAACTGTTTCAGTTAATTTCTCATCAGCAGCTCTACGTTCAGCAGCTTCCTTTTCTACCAATTCTTTAGCATATTCTTTAGCTTCGGTTAAGTTATTATCAGTTTCTACTTCCAAATCACCAACCCGATCTTCTACCCTTTGAATACGAGCATTTATTGCTTCGATCATCTTAGTAATATCCTGTACTACTTTAATGATAGTTGCATTCAACTTATTAACCGAGTTAACCAAGTTATCGTTCACAATCTTAATCTGAGAAGCTAATTCGTTTTCACGATCCTTAGCTCTAGTTACTTCAGCTTCTAATTGAGTACGTAATTCGGTTAATCGGTTAGTGATATTGGTAGCAAAGTTAGGATCATTGTTTAATGCTTCAGCCAATTCTTTCAATGTATCTAAAGCATCATCAGCACCATCTACTAAGTCATGTATATATTTCTCAACTTGTTCTTGAGTTTGATAATTCAAGTCGTTTTCTAGTTGAGAAACCTTAGTAACGTAATTAGCATGTTCCTCAATCCCATTCAGTTTTTCTAGCAATTCATCAGAGAAGTTATTTTCTGACAAATCCCAACCTTCTTTCTTATCTACCTTGTTTGCAATTGATAAGAAGAATGCCCAGAACTCTTTAAGAGTTCCAACAAAACCATGAGCCAAAGAGTCATCATAATAACCCTGTAATAGCCGTTGGTCAATTTCTTCGCAAGTGTAGTATTTACTAACGTACATATGTATATATTTTAGGGTGTTACTTTATTTTTTCCCAATAACAGTTCTGAGTTATTACCTCTGAAATATTCTTTTTCTTTACCGGCAAAAGCATTTGGGATATCATCTGGATTATCTGGGTTAACATCTCCTCCATCCTCGATATCTCCCATAACTACTGCATAATCGGGTAATTTCCTAACTCGGAACTTAATAACTTGGCCAAAGCCAATATGAGGTATATCTTTATCCCATACCTCTCCAAAGTAATCTTGGTAATTTGATACGAACTTCATACCAGTCATAGATTGCATGGTAGTAGCCGAATTACCAGTACCAGGCATTTCTAGGTGAACTCCAGAAGGTCCATTCAAGATTATAAGATTACTGTCCCACCAATCCCCATCTACATTGTTAAGCTTGGTGAAACGTAACATTAACATTTTCATATCTTTATGGATTTTGTTCTACGAATTTGATTTTAGTATCTCTATCCCTTTTGAGGATTACCAAGAATACCAAAGCTTCATCCTTAGCCTGAGATACTTGAGTATCTCCAGAAGGTTTATATACTATTCCATTGATAACAAATCTATCCTCAGACCAGTTAAAGTTCCAATAACCTTCCTGATTGAGATATCCGATTTGTTCTATGTAATTCTTTGAAATAAGTATAGAAAGGTTCTCATCATCTAATTCTCCAGAAACTGTAGCTTTATTTATTGGCCAGTTCCTAAAAGCATTGTAGTAGCATAAAGCTTCTATGGGAATATTATAATATCTTGGGCTATCATCCTCAGCATGATTTAGATATTGATTAACATGTTTAGCCCAAGTAATTGTTTGTCTTCCAGCATCCCAGTCTAAGAAATCAGTGATAATCTTTTTATACCTATTCCAAGAATGGTTCTTAACCATTCTCCAAGGTTCTTTTGTCATGATTTCTTATCTATTATGGTTAACGAAGGTTTACTTGCTTTATTGAGAGGAGCTGTTGGATTAGGTCCTCCCAAAGGAGTTGGTTTTCGATGATTTACTACTCTTGGTACTACTAACCGTTCGATTTGATCACAGAATGGTAAGTATATCTCCAACCTAGATGCCAGCATACATAGATTCTTTCTTAGTTCATCCATATATCCTCCAGGTTGAATCATCTTTGAATAAGTACTCCATAAGCTAGATACACTTTCGGATATCTTATCATAATACTGTACCTCAGTAGGACCTGTAGTAATTTGCTTTATCCTATCTCCTCTAGCATGTTCTCCAGATGAATCACCGTCTTGGTCTGGTCCAGTGGATTCAGTGGAGATAATTTCTCTGAAACTGTTTCCTGCAACCAACAAGATATTTTGTATTTGTATATTGAGATAATCCCATACTGCCAATTCCATAATTAATTGGTTTTCTAGTCCCTCATACCATAATTCATCATTATATTTATCTGGTGGTATAGTATGATTTACTAGTGGGAAGATATATAATTGCCATTTAGTTATGTATGCAGTTTTATCTTCTATGGTCATACTCCCATGTAATTCTTTGGGAATATACCTATCTATCAAATTATAAATGGTATCTTGAAGAGTAGTATGCCCATAATTACATACAACTACTGTTCTTGTACAAGTCAAATCTAATCCTTCTGAATTAGTGACATGTAAAGTTACATCATAAAATCCAGACTTCTCATAAGAGTAAGATTGATGTCTTCCACCATTGAAAACCTCTCCCTTATCATCGCCAAAGTCCCAGTCAAAAATAGATTTGGCCGGGACTTTGGTTAATACTCTAAATGAAACTTCCAGACCTGATGTTACATATGTGAAGTCTAGATTCTTTTTCATTTATATTCGGATTTATTTATTCTTTGTTTTCTTCGAAATCTTCAAGTAAAACTTCAAGGATATCTTTTACGGTATCTTTCGGGTCGGCTTCGATTTCGTGTTTCTTAGCAATCAGCTTAACTTCCTCAAGAGAATATGATTTGGCAATCTTATCAATCTCCATTCCCTTTGCAAACTGAGCAGCTAACTTTTTATCAAGTTTTTCTATATCCTCAGCAGTATACTTGTCAGTTTTGTTCTTATCCGGAACTAAAACTAAGTGGCCAGAAACTAAAGCTTTCTGAATACGTTTTGTTCTGTACTGACGAGCAGTAAGTTCTCTCTCTTCGCCTTTTGCAATTGAAATACCTGTTACCTGGTCATTAAAACTGTATGCATTAGTTCCAATTGTTACAATATAAGTAGTAGCCATAATCTTTTATTTTAGGTTATAATATAAAACCCCGAACAGAATGTATTGAAACTGTTCGGGGGAGAAATTAGACAAAATACAATGAAGAAATCCCGGATATTATTCTAAGTTAACCAATAAATATGGGTCAATGTTCATGAAGCTCGGGAATCCAGCTTCGGAGAATTTCTTATTAGCTGCCAACAGAAGAACAGCATCCTGGTACATCTTAGAGAAACCAGTAGTCAGAGAAGCATATACGGCTTCAGTCTGATTAGATACGATTCTTTCTGATTCAAGCATCAACTGTTTAGCAGTAAGCTTAATCAAAGCAGCACTGGTATCTACCATCAACAACTGCTGGTCAGGAGTTCCCGGGTGAATGTAGAAATCAGCCTTATTGGGAACCGGAGACTTAATGTTCAGTGTAGATTCTGTAGTTCCTGAGTGACGTTCTTTGAATTCCGGCAAGTTCAACATTTCGATAGCCTGGTCTTCACCACCAATCATAGTAGTAAAGTTACGGCCCATACGAGCAGCACGAACCCAGATATGCAACAAATCTTTATAAGTAATACCGTTGGTTGTTTCATATACACCAATAACCGGAGCAGATTCAGAACCATCAGCTTTATTACCGTTCATCAAAACATCCATTGCCAAAGTATCCATAGCATAACCCAACTGAATACCAAAGTCACGGAGATAGATTCCCAATACGTCGATGGAAACGTAATTTTTAACTTCGTCAGTAAGTTTAAATCCTTTACCGATTTTGAACAGAGAAACTGATTTCTGTCCGAAGCTTACATCTCCCAAAGGAATTGTTTCTGCTTCATTTACCTTAGCAGGAGCAGCATCCGACATATTTACCATCGGCATAGTTACCTGCAAACCATTAATCGATTGGTCTGAAGCAATGATGTTCGGATAGAAAGGTGCCTGGCGCATACCAGTTGTAATAGCAGCACGGATGATTTCCGGCACAATCCAACGTATGTTCTGTTGAGGCATAGTGAAGATGTTCTGCATTGTATCAATCTTCGGATTAATACCCAACTTTTCGAAGAAGGCATCCTGTGATACACCATATTTGCCCTGTACCAGTTCTTCCAGAGTAACTTCAATAGGCAATGTATTGTTGGAACCCTGACGGTATGCTTCCAAACTTCTTACCATTTCCGGAAGTTCCTTTCTAAGGTCTTCCATTTTTAATTGTGTAAATTCTGTATTCATTGTTCTTTTAATGTTCAGTTAATGATTATCGTACCAATACCTGGATAATATCGTTAGCTTCATCAGCCGGTACTATGCTAATGAATTTTGTTTCATCGTCTGAAGTTTCAGCAGTTATAAAACGGTCAATCAGCAGTGTATCTGTGGGTTTTACATACCCACATTCCATAGCCTCTTTAGCTACCCAGTTTACAACCATGAAAGCTTCTACAGCTACGGTTACTTCTACAGGGAAATTTCTTTGAGCCTGATAAGCAGGATTGATGTTGTCAGTTAAAGCTATACCCAGATAAACCTTGCTGCCATTTCCACCCGGGATATACGGTTCAATATTACCATCGGTATCCAAAGCTACCGGCATACCCTGATGAATAATTTTGTCTTTCTTTACACTGAAAGCCTGATGCAACTTGTGAGATTCACTCTTATAGATCACCGCTCTGGGAGTTTTTTCACCAAACAAAGTCATCGGTTGATCTTCGTTTACTAACTTAGTAGTAGGATGAAGTGTATTCATATTCTTCTTATTTTAGAGATTATTTTAATTTGTTTGAATAGATACCTTTCAGAATCTCTTCAGTACTCTTTTCGGAATTCTGAGCAGTAGATGGATTATTAGATTTATCTTCTGGCTCAGCTGCAGAAGAAGCACGGCTTACATCGTGAGAACCGCATTTAGCGCAAGTCATTGGGAATTTATCTTCCAATCGAGCTTGGTAATCCTTAGTAAGAGAAATCAAAGTTACCATGCCAGTAGTTTCGGCATTCAACATTGTAACGATAGTTTCATCAGCTTTGTCACCCATAAGTTTTTTATAGGTTGCAACAGCATTTTCACGGAGAGATGCAATGTGGTTTTTACCTACTTGAGCCATTTCCTTCAGATTTGCAACTTCTGCATTCAGGTTAGTAACCTGTTCTGTAAGAGAAGTTTTTTCTGTAGTTAAATTATCTACAGTAGTCTGAAGAGTATTACGAGAATTAACCAATTCCTTAATGGCTGCAAATGCCGTTTCCTCGTTCATCTCTGTACCTTCGGTAAGAGTAAGGCAATCTTTACCAAAGATTCTTTCTAAAAATTTTTGTAGTTCATTCATATCTTTATTATTAGGATTTTGATTTCCTTGGTTATCATCATAAGATTGGGAAGTATCGTTATTTTCACTAAACAAAGCTAGGTCAGTTTTCGTATCATAGAAGAAATACTGTTTATACTTATCATCTCTATATTCTTCGTATGAAGCCCAAGTTCTCTTGGCAAAATTAGGGTTAATGATTTTACCATCATCCCCAATCTTCTGAGCAAAAGCATCAGCTCCATGAGATACCAAAGAGGTTTCTAGGTATCTTACTATTTCAGTAACTATTCTTCGTACCATAACTCCCTTGGAATCATAAGTACCCAGTTTCTGATAGAATTCGTTTTCTTCCATATCTGGATGAGACTTATCCCACTTAAACTGTACTGTTACTGAATTAGAATGGATAGATGGGGGATCCATAAGAATGCCTCTAGCAATTCTCGGATTGGCTTTACCATCAATCTTTAATATACCATTAATACCTGCAGGGATAACAAAAGAACCATCCTTGTATTCATCTTGCCAGATAACTTTTGATACAGCTCCAATAGCATTACCAATATTAGTCTCATGGTCACAGTTTACTGTTTGTCCCAAAAGCATTCTCATAGAAGCTTTTAATACTCCGTTTTGACCAAAATCGGTAGGATTCCAGTTCTTAGACACAATAGTTGCAGATAATAATCTGAACATTGGTTCAATAAACTCCTCATCTTTAGGAGTAAGTTCTTCTGGCTTCAAGTCAGGATAATAGGTATTATAATCTATTTCTCCTCCCCAAAAACCAAATTGACTAACTGACTCCTTAGAAGTTTGAGCCCATTTATAAAAATTCTCCGAGAAAGTTTGTGGTTCTATAGAGGTTGGGATATACCCAGCCATTATAGTATGACCACTACCTATCACTAGAGAATCTAAATGTTCTCTGTTCTTTTTAGTAATCGGTTTACTCATCTTGATTTAGTATTTTGATCTCCTCGTGAAGGAGCCGGGTTATTTTTATCTCTTGATCTACGAGCAGATTGATTCTTATCATCCTGTCTCTGTTTCTTCTTAGTACCCTCTTGTGGGTCTGAATTACCTCCCTTAGCAAATTGGTCTTCCAATGAAACTCTTGGTTCTTCTTCTGAAGGAGAATCATAACCCATTTCCCAAGCATATTGATATTGAGAAATGATACCTGCCTTGTAAAGTAAATCAAGGTTCTGAATCTTATACTGTCTACCTTGTTGGATTTTAACCTCATCAGAGATAGTGGATGATCCCCAAGTAATGGATATCCCCTTGCAATCAAAGCCAGCCAGACGTAGTTCTAGTTCATAAATAAACTTAAGAACATAAGAAACTATCATTTGGATATTCTTTAGCTGACTTATAAGCTTAGAAAGCATAATACCAGTTGCCCCTTCTCCAATGGAAGTTTGTACCCCAATTAGGTTACCATTTACTCCCAAACCATTAGCAACTGATTGCTGGTTCATATTCCAGGGTTTATCAATATTACTCATCTCTTTTGAAGTAGAGTTCAGTTTAAACTGGTGATCGTCAATATAACCAGTTACTACTCCATCCTTCATACCTTCCCTTACATTCTGTTTCAAACGTATTAGCTCCCTATTTAACCTTTTAGTGTAAGCTTCTACATTTTCATTAGGTTTCTGTTGTGGTTTTTCCATCAAAGCCTCTAGAAAACCAACCATACCACAGATTTCCATGATATGTTTAAAATTGGTTTTCATATCATGCTGACCCTTTAATGAATCTAATGATGCCATGAAAGGCGGTATTCCGTAGGGTTCATCAGTATCATTATACATACCAACATAGCAATAGGTCTCTGTATTAAGTTTGATGTAATCTTGCTTATTTGAACCATTCCAAAGAAGGTTCCTCTGATATGGGCTATAAACTCCGTTATTCTCCCTTTTGAATACTATCCTGTCTGGTTTGAGGAATAATATAGTAGCTAAACCCTCAAGCTTTTCATTTGGTACAGCTTCTACTGAGATAGCTCCACTAATCATCAATTGAACTATCATCTTGTTTACCAAGCCATCCATACCAGCAGTATAGTTAGACCATTTAGAGGATACCTTAGAAAGATGATCTCTCATCTTATCAGCCTCTTTATCGGTATTATTAGGGAAGGTTATGTTGTGACCAGTATTAGCAAGCTTAAACATATCCTGTAAAGCTATATTAACATCTGGATTCACTTTATATAAATCCCTTAAAAGCTGAATCACTTCAACACGAAAAGAAGGCGTAACCATCTGAGTTAAGCCTTTCAATGTATGAATGAAGTTACCTGGGTCATCATCCGGTTCCGATACTCTACCGGGTGAAATAGGTACCTCCTCTTTTTTACTTGGAGGATTAGCCTTGTTTTCTTGTATTGGAGATCGATTCCTTCTATCGAATCCAAAAAACTTAAGAATTTTCATTTCGGTTGTATTATTACATTAGTTTTTCCTTTTCGTATGTGATTACAAATAGCTTTACCAAATATATCATCATCAGAATAAACATCTCCTTCCAAATCCACATCTACAGCAGAAGTATTATTTCGGTGTTTACCCATGGCTACAGGTCTACCCAAACCATCATATATAAAGGTAGGAGCTTCTTGAACAAAGAAAGGATCCTTCACAATAATATTCTCTTCTCGAATATCTTGTTCTAGACCCTCTATAATTACTGAACGATTCTTTTGGGTAGTTAACCAACCCGGAGATTTATCAACCTCTGGTCTGGACTTACCTTTCTTTTTCAGAAGCTTTTGATAGTAATATAGGTTAGGGTATCCTTCTGACTGAAGAGCAGAAGTTACTGCTAAACCAACGTCGTTAGATTCTGGAGCTACAACAGCAAAATTAAATAATTGCCCAGTATCTCCCAGTAACCTAGCATATTTATCTACTGCCATTCTTCCCTTATACACAACTTGTTCTTCTCCCAGCTTGTCCATACAAGTGAAAGAAGAATAGTCTGAGCCTCTACCTGTTGCAACGTCTGCACCGATAAAGTACTGTTTATTTGGATCTGGTTCGTTGAATTGTCTATACTGACGATTGAAACGATATTTTAAAACTGGATAATCACTTAAGCAATCTTCGATAGCCTTGATATCTGCCATATCAAATACTGTATTACCTGAAGAAAGAAAGTCTCCATCGATTTCTTGTGCAGTTCTTTTTGGACCCAATGCAGAAGCCATCTGGTCATACCAAGATTGATCCCGTTCTGGGTGCATCTGCCAATATAATCGAATAGCATTGAAAGGATTACCTCCAGCTATAGCATCTACCCATGTTGAATGGTAAAAATTACCCATACCGTATGGAGTAGAATTGATGATGGCTGAACCTCCGGTGGAAAGCGTAGGGAAGGCAGCTGCCCAAATAGCTGAAGCCCACCGAACGATTGCAGCCTCATCAATTACCAGGAGAGAAAGAGATTCTGAACGACCGGCTTCGGAAGATGTTGGGATGGATTCTATGAATGAACCATTATCGAATTCAATCATAGAGGCAGAACCAAATTCCCCAGTTCTTCCGTTAATAATCGGGGTTTGCATATACCATGGAAGATTCTTATACATGAACTTAATCTTCTTAAGTACCTTCTTAGCTGTTGTATCCTTAATGGAGATAATGTTTATCTTCTTATTAGGATGATATGATGCCAGCCATAAGCAGTACATAGATATAAGTTCTGTAATACCCGCTTGCCTGAACTTTAACAGTATATTGAATCTCTGGAGTATAAATTGGTATAGTACTGCTTTTTGATACGGGTATAATTCAAATCGAACCTTTCCTCTCACTGGGTGTATCACATAACAAAAAAGACTGAAAAAGAAAACATCCGTTGTAACCCTAGATAGATTAGATAATTCTTCTCTTGTAAGGTTAGTAGGTGTTTCCTGTATCTTCTTTGCCATAAAATCTAAAATTTATAAGTTACTACCAGTTCTAAATCAGTTTTGATACCTGAGAAATATCTTGGGTAATAAAAACTGTTTATCCCCAGTTTGTAATTAAATCTCTTAGTCTCGATTGAAATTCCTGTTCCCAAATCCCATAGATTGTTAAAGGGTCGGTACTTACCATAAACATAAGGAACTAATCTTATTCTAGATTTAATTTCTTGTGTGGTAAGTTTTCCGTTATACCAAGAATATTTGTAGTTATTAGAGTCGATATTGAATAACCTACTAGAATAAATTCCTGAATTTTGATTAAGGAAACTCAGTGTAAGTTGATTCTTATCGATTACTAATTGAACAAGAGAATCCTTCTCTGAGATTATAGAATCAGGATTATTAGCGGTATGAATAGGTTTATCCCAATTCTGATAATTGTAGAGAAGGATTCTACTTGGGTTAAGTAAATTATCGTAGGAAATTGGCAGGAAATCTTTCCTCAAATAAATTGTATCAGTATGTTGAATGATCTCTTTATCAGGTAACATACTGAGTTGTTGATTCAGTTTGTAATTCCTGAAGCAAAGGTAAATAGTAAATCCTAGTAAAAAGACTATCATGGCAACTTTAAGCTTCTTCATAATTTAGACTTTTGAATGATCTCTTTGAGTTCATTAGCATTATTCTTCAGTTCTTCAAATAACTCCAGATCTAAGCTTTCAGATTTTGGTAAAGTGATTCCAATGAAATAACATTTCTTAGATTCTCTCATTGAGATTCTACTGCCTAACTTGAAAGCTAATCGTATAACTTTAGACTTAACCAGCTTAGCAATTGATTGTGGAAGAATTCCATTCAACTTAAGTATTCTTCGTTCTTCATGAGTTAATTTCAAATTTTCCATATTTCTTGAGTTTTAGGTTTGTTTATGTTCCATAGTAAACTTGGTACCTCGAAGAGTATGGCTTCGAAGAGTATGGCTTCTTTTATAATATAATTTAACGCGCGTCGTGCACAGTAGCTTTAGCTTTAGCTAAAGATACCTTCCTTCCGAAGGAAGGAATATCCTAATGGGTAAGTTAAGATGGGAATTGGGAAGGTATTAGGCCACTTAAATATATACAAGTATAATTATATACAGGCCTTAAACCATAACCCCACTTCATATACCGACCCCTTACTCAAGGTATACCTAGCCTTATTTAACCAGTAGTGATAAGTCTTAGGGTCCCAAGTTGCAAATCCCCGAATAAATACTCGGTAATTTTCAGGGAATCCCATAATTGCCTTGAAATCATAAATACCCAAAGGATACCCATCTGGTCTAAATTGCCTATCAGAGGGTCTCAAGGTTAAGGGTGGTTTATCATCTTCCAATCGATATACTCCCGGGAGAGTACTCATCTTAGCAGTTTTGATTGGCCATTTCTTTTCATCTTTGAAATCATGAGTCCAAAGTTGTCTTACTTGTCTGACTGTAAGATTTTTCTTTTCAGGTAATTTCCGATAATCATACATGGCTAAAACTTTATCAGAGAATGGAATTAAAGCTTCCTGTGGGGCTTGTACTAGTAAATCTCTAGTAAGTTTTGGAGTATTTACTTGGAATACTTCATTAAAAGAATCCAAATACTCTTTTCCCTTGTCTAAATGAACTCCGATAATTACTAATCTTTTTCTTGATACTTGGGAGTTTCCGAAGTCAGAAACGCTTCTTTCGTGAAAAATAAGTTTATAGTTCTTAAAGAAGTCCGTTAACATTTCTTTAGAAATGAGAGATAGCAATCTTGGTAGGTTTTCTATAAGAAAGAGAGCGGGTTCGTAATATTGAATTGCTTGGAATACTAGTTGTATACTTTTATTACTTTTAGGGTCTCCAAGAGCCTTAGATTTAGATAATCTCATTACTGAGCAACTACCACAATCAGGGCTAGATAATATGATATCTGGATGCCAATCTTCGGGTAATTCGTACCCTTTTAAGAAAGGTATACCTTTGAAATTAGCTTTCCACTGCTCTTCTCTACTAGTATGGAATACTCCTCTAGGTTCAATATTTCCAATGAGTTTATCTTTAAAAGGGAATAGGAGGGCTCCTTGCCCTCCACATACTCCCAGTACTTTTAAGTCTTTCATTTCTTGTAACTTCTCAATTTTATGTATTTGAACCAAGCAAATGGCTTACGGTCTTCTAAATAATCCAGATCTTTATCATTATTATGAGCTTCTTCCTCAAAACTTACATCATGATATCTTTCATTCTGCTTATTCCATTTAGCAAAACAAAGAATGATTAAGTACTCAATTCCATACCAGAGATAAAAGAAACCAAAAGTCAATGCTAGTACCCACCAAAGTGATATATCAAAGGATAACCAGAGTATTATACCCAGTATTAAACCAATTATACTACATTCAATCTGCTGTATTTGATGAATACATTCATGGTTTATATCTTCAGGGTAACATTCATTTCTTCTATACTTGAAGAATGAATTGTACAACAGAGTAATGGCTTTGTAACTTGGGAAAAGGAAGGTCTTTGCTACCCAACTGTTAAAATGACATCTTTTCATAGCTTATCTTTGAAGTTTTCGTAGGTATTTCTTAGCTTTTGGTCGTAGTTATTGTCTTTGTAACCAGGACCATTATATCCTTTAGCGAAGGCATCCCAGTCTTTTGCCTTCAAATGTTTCACTAAACCAGAGTTATAGAGGAAATGGTACATCATTTCTAGCTGCATTTCATGAGATTTAGACATCTTTTGGATCATTTCATCTACTGATTGACATCCACAGAGTGAGTAATTGAAGCCCATAATCTGTCCCAATCCCCAAGAAGTTGACAAATTAGCACATCTTTCATCAATTTTACGGGCTGCTTCGAGTCTTTTCCACTCTCCTTCTCCTCCCAAGTAGAATTCTTTGGTCCATTTCTGATAAACCAGAGAGGGATTTCTCTTTGCTAGGTCATATAAATAGGTTCTTTTACCTTCTCCATCGAGTTTTATCTTCAGATATTTCCACATCACATGACCTTCGAAGAGAATTTGAGGTCTACCAGATGGTAAAAATCCGTCTCGATTACCACATTCTACTACAGTTACTGTCTTTAACAGAGCTGGTTCAAGGTTTAATCTGTTTGCAACCTTAGCAATTAATTCGTTAGTAAGTTTATCCATAATATAAATTCTTAGAGTTTACATTAAAGAGTATAAAGTATTGCTTGTAGCCTTTCTTAGGTAGGTATATCGAGTTCTATTTATCAATGAATATAAATAATTTAATTATGGATATAGGAAAGAAACAACAGATTATGGTCGATTGGTTTAAGAAAACCCTAGATGAATCTAAGAAACCCTGGAATACCCAGATATATTTGATAACTGATAAGCATCATGTTTACATTGCCAACAAGGATATCAGATTAATAGGAAGTAATTTCGGTAAGGCAATCGATAGACCTCTGAAATATTTCTTATTTACTGATGGTAAGGTACAGTATTTCAACAGTATAGAATTTCTTGGCTATCTGCCTTTCGAATTATGGGACGAATACCCAGTCAATTGCAAACCTCTAAATCCTTGGGAATACGACTACTATCGTCAGCATGGGATAACCTCAGAAGATTTGCAGAATTTATTCAATAATGATTGATATTTAAAAATAAAATAGTATATTTGCATAACAGAAATAAATAATATATTTATATGAAAAAAGAAATAGTAAAACTCAAAGAGGGTAACTCGGTAATTTACCAAGACAAAACCCTAATGGAAAAGGCAAACGTAGTATCCATCGATAAAAAGAACGGTACTGCAATATTATCTAACAAGGTAATAATCACTAGAACAACAAATCTAGATGGTCAATTTACTCGATTAGATGGAAAAGGTAATGCAATAATCCTACCTTGTACTACAGAGAATGAACAGAAGTACAATGCCTTTGTTGCATACCATCAATCCAAGAAATCCTTAGAGGCAATCAAAAAATGGTTAGACGATAACGGGAAACATAAGGATGAGGAAACCTTTGAGAAAGTGATAACCTTAGATAAGAAACTTAAGAAACTAATCGAAAAACTCAATGAATAGTACTTGGATAATATTAGGCATAATCTATGGGATATGCCTAATCCCCTCTATATTTCTAACCAAGCTGTTATGTCAAGAAATTAGGATGCTAAGACCTCACCTATTATTTCTTACAATCTGGTTAGTATTACCTTTATTTCCTATTTACCTAATATTCTTTAAAAAGAAAAACAATGGCTAGAATTAAAGATTACGACGAAGATTTATCTGCTCCCAAACTCCTAAAAGAAAGGGCAAGAGATAACAAAGGTAGGTTCATTAAAAAGGACCTACCACCCTACTTAGGGGCTGAGCAAGTATTAAAACCTAAGAACTACTATCACTTCGATAGTCATGGTAATTATAAGGGTAGCTCAATGAATTTTGATGCTATGGTATTACTTGGCTTTACTTGGTTTAAGTTACTGGGAGTAGCATTAATGATGTTATTATGGCCAATAGTATTTATATATGCCCTTAATGATGGGATAGAGGGATACCCATTTAAGAAGTATGCAATCCCCTATATATTTATCTTAGTAGTTTGGTTTATAATATTCTTATATGGACTAGTATCATGAGCAATATAGATGAAGAAGCAAAGAATAACTTCACCATAGAGATGAGGATATTCGAAAATTATGAGAAAGTGAAGTATGAGATAATCAAGGTAATTGATTTCCTAAGACATGCAGAAACTAACCTAGGGATGTGTAGGATATTCGATAATCAGAATCATGAATTATGGCATAGTGTAATTAAACCCTGGTTCCAACCTGAAAGGTTTGGTATTACCCATTTCTGGTTTCCTTCAGGGTTTAGTCACATAGGTTATGGAGAGTATCATATCATAAGAAGTATATCCCATATAGAATTAGGATTTTGAAATTGGCTTTAAAGGATTTGGAGAGGATTAAGGAAGAGTATGGTAAAGATTGATAGATTAAGGGATGATGCCAATAAGAGGATTCTTAAATGTCAGGAAGGTAAGAATATTTGGTATCGGTTGTGGATTAATCCTGAGGATATGATGAGAATAGAACCATTATTGGAGGGAGGAGATAGGATTTGGATGGAGGAACTTGAGATGTATTATCTTTTCTTCTATGAGATACGGAATAATAGGAGGGTTTTAGGGAAGAATAGGGTTAAGAAGATATTGGATATTCTTTTATAGGATGAATGCCAGGGATGTTAGGTCTCTGGCTTCTTTGTGTGTTGTGTCTTGGTATGCCCTTAACGTGTGTGTAGGAAGGTTTTTGTGTAGTATTATCAAGGCTTTTCTAGGCAATGCCTTTAAGATAGGATCCTAAAAAGTTGTGGCAGTAAATGCGGGGTTTGTGTTCAGGGTACCTCTTAATACGAAAGCCTAAAAATACCAGGTACTAAAATGCGGGTACGGTAGCCCTTATTTAGAATGAAGCAAAAAAAAAGTAAGGGACAAACATTCTCTTACTTTTTAAAAAATTTTATTTTCTTTTATTTTCTTGTTTATCCCATGCATAAGCAAGAAAACTTAATATAGTGAAAATAAATATCCAACATAAGATTCCTAAAACAAAATTCATAAGTTATATTTTATAAGTAGGGAATTAATTCCCTACTTTGATTAAACAATTTATTTTTCTACAATCTGTAAAGCCTTTTTCAAAATATCTTTGTTTGTTTCTTTCATATTTTCAGAACAAACAGAAGAAAGTGAAAAATCATTTACTTTGTAAACTTGCTTATAAAAGTCTAAAAACGCTTTTTTTAGCTTCTCTAAACGTGTTTTATCTTTTTCTTGAATCAATGATTCAGACAAAGAAAGAATTGTATTTCTAAATTTTTTTCTAGCTACTTTCTTTTCTTTGTCCGAAAGTTCTGAAAAAATTTCTTCTTTATAAATATCTGATTTTTTAACTCCAAAAGAAGTTTTTAAAAGTCCCTCGGTTGATTTATTTAAACTAGCTAGAATATCCTTATAAAGAATATTGTTTGCTTTTGCTTGTGCTTTAGCTTTTTTAGCACTAACTTTGTTTACTTTTTCTTTTGTAGAATTTTCAACAACTACATTTACATTCTCAACTGAATTTAATTTTTTTTCTTCCATAATAAAATGCTTGAACTTTTGAATTTATTTTATTATAACCTTTTCGATAAAAATTCAAGTCTTATTATAAACTCGAAAAGGTTTTTTGTTTTATTTCTCTATGCAAATATAAGAAATATTTTTTAATCTACAAAATTTTCAAAGATTTTTTTTTGAAATTTTTTCTCATTAAATTTTAAACCTCTTATCTTTTTTTGATATTACAAAGATAAGGACTTTATTTTAATCTACAAAATAATTCGAGAAAATTTTTGTTAAAAATGAGTTTTATTATTTTAAGAAAATATTTGCATATCTCAAAAATTTTATTATTTACACGTACATTATTTATTATCAAAAATTTTTATCAAATTTCCACTCATTAACCCCGCGGGGTCCTAAATTGCCCGCACGTTATCCTCTAGGTAATACCTGTATGATAACAGATTAAGGCCATCTATGGTTCTCCTACTATAACCTCTTGGCAATCCCTCGTACTAAATCCCCATGGCCAGAAGATTCTAGGGGATTTTCGGAGGGCCTTTTAAGTGGCTATAGAATATCTGTATATTATATACCTATTACCTGAAGGCCATATATGGTCGATAGTTAGCGTACTTAGGTAAGCCTTATAAGATCTATAGATAGGCCTAGTGGGTTCTTATATAAGGCTAGTAAGTATATGTGTAGTAAAGCTCTAGTACCTCTTAGGTAATTATATTAAGTCTATAGATAGCCTCTTAGGTAGGTACATAGAAAAGCCCAGGTACCTTAGTTAGGCCTGGGCAATTGATTAATCGAAGTATGCCTTGAATGTAATATCGTCAGCATTAAAGGTAATATCTGGTTCAAGATCCTCTGGGTCTGGTTGCTCAAGTTCGAATTCGATTATGCAATCGTCTGTATTGATATAGATGGTGATTTCCTTGTGTTGGGAGGTAATTAATTTAGGTAAGACCTGTTCGAAATGTTCTTGTGAACCTCCGATATAAAGATGCCATGGGTAATCAGGAGTGTAAGCAATAAGATTTGTGATTACCGTGTTGGAGATACGATCTGTACTCCAGTTGTTTTTTGTTGTTGCCATAATGATATGTATTTATAGGGTTAGTATTCGCAATATTCTCGTTCGAGGTATATATTGAGATCCTTGAAAAGTTTTATACCGGGTATAGGACCATCATTTCTGTCCCAAATCTCGAATTCGATAAATTGGGTCTCATAGCCTTCTATATCTGAAATAGAAAGGAGATAATTCTGGCTTGGGTCAAATTCTTCAAGGAAAACTTCGATAGTAGCCTTAATCCTAATAGGGTGAGTATTAGTAATGCCTTGTACGATTTGTGTTAATCGGTTTGATAATTCTTCTGTGTTCATAGGTAATGGGTTTTAAGTAATTATTATTTTATTTTCTTACTGCAAATATATAAATAATAAATTAAATATGCAATATCCTTGATTGCCTTTCGAAGGCCTCTAATGTCCTAGAATTATCTAAAATAACCATAATATAAATACTTATGCAATTAACAACAATATTACTAGGATGGCAATTAAAAATAGCCCCTTGATTGCCTAGAAATTTATTAAATCCGAGGCCATTTATGGCATAAATTGTGTACCTAGTTTTATGAAATCCGAGCCTAAAATGGCCCCTCTAGGTACACAATTTTAATATAAATCCTAGCCTCTTGGCAATTAAAATCCGAGTCTAGGTACACAAAATCACAACCTAAATCCTAGATTACACAAACTAGCCAAACAGAACACTTTTCAATTACACGTGTGAAGCTAAAATACATACGTATCTAAATCCCACCCATATTAGTATATTATATATAGGCGTTAGTAAAATAGCTACGTGTCAAAAAGGCTCATATACGTATCTCAAAAACTATTGCCAGAGTGTACTTTTTGCTTTTCTGTGATTTAGGGGCCAGGATTGGTGATTTTATTGCCTAAAATGGCCTTTGGGGCCTTAGGGATTTAGTACTTTAAATTTTGAGAGCTATAGTGTTTGGTATAGTAGAGGGGCAGCCAAATGGGTATGTTCCTGACTTTTTCGAAAAACCCCCATTGGTACACAGAAAAGAAGGGAAACCAAGATCCTAAGATATGTATATTAGTATTAGTTATATGTATTATATATTGATTGTGATATCTGTATATTCAGATTGTGTATATGATATAGGTAGGTTTATTGTGTTATATATTATTTGTATATTTCTTTGTTGGGAGTGGGATAGGTGGGTTGTGTACCTAGTATCTGTATACTTGGTTTTATTTTGTTTGGGAGGTAATTGATTATATACTTGGTTTGTGTACACAGAAATACCTAGAATTTTCTGGGCTCTAGGTATTCTTTTTTA